TGTTCGAAGAGTGGCAAGAGCGCACGGCAATCATTGCGGCTGACGGCGTCCCGCTCCTCACAGCGGAGAAGCTTGCAAGCCACCAAATCTTCAGGACCACCGACGTGCCCCGTTGGATCAGGGCAATGGAGAAGGCCAGCGGCTTGCCCGAGTGAGCGTCGCTTGCCACCCTGGACGTGCCTGCCGAGCGTGCGCTCGGGGCGACAACGTCAGTCGGCACCGCACTCAATGAACCCATAGCCCCCTCAACGGCCAAGGGAAACAAGGCCGTTCGGTGCCGGCTGGCTCACCCGCTCAGCGCCACCGCTTGCGCGAATTTGTTCGTGCGCTGTCAAACCCTTATGCCGTAAGGTGTTGAGCCTGGCTACGTCGCCGCTCATGCCTGCTGCTGTTCGCAGCTGCTCACTGCTGTCGCGTTCGTCCGGTTCGGGGGGAACGTGGCGTCGCATGTCTTTTGATACCTTGCGCTTGTGAGAAACCGGTGAGCGAGAGTCCAAGCACAGTCGAACCGTGGGAGCGCCAACCTGGCGAGACTGCCAAGAACTTCCAGGCGTTCAGCCTCTATATGGACATGCGGCCCCACGAGCGGGGCGTTCGCAAAGTGCAGTCGAAGCTCGGCCTGAGATCCTGTCGTCACCTCTTCAAGTGGAGCGCTCAGTTCGAATGGGTGAAGCGGTCGGCGCTATGGGACGACGAGCAGTCCCGAATCAGAATCCTCGCGGCGAACGACAAGGCGCGGCTCATGGCCGAGCGTCACTACAACCTCGCCGACCACATGCAGGCCGTCGTCGGTGTCCAGCTGGAGCAGCTGTCGCGCAAGGCGAAGGACGCGAGAGCGAAGGGTGAAGCGTTCGACTACCTCGACGCGCCCAATATGGTCCGGTGGATCAAGGCGCTCGTCGACGTCCAGCGGATAAGCATTGGCGAACCGATCGTGCTTCCTGTCGAGGCCGACTTGCTCAGGCAACAAGGGTGGTCGCCGCTCGACCAATGGCGTCAGCGCTACGTTCGACCTCCCGGTGAGTTCAGTCCTCACCGGCTCCAGCGCGAAGCGATCAACAGCCCGGCCCGCTTCTTGGCAATCGTTGCTGGCGTCCAGTCAGGCAAGACAACCGGCGGGGCAATCCGGTTCGTCAACAAGCTCGCGACCGAGATACCCGAGCTTGAAACCAAGGGCGAGGTCGGCCTCTGGTGGCTCGTCGCACCGAACTCGGTCATTGGCCGTGTCATGCAGCAAGCCTTTGAGTCGCATATCAACGCGCTCGGGCTGCTCGACAAGACGTCTGGGTCCGAGTCCAACCGGGTCTGGAAGCTCAAGGGCGGGCACCGCGTCGAGTTCCGTTCTGCGCAGACGCCGACGAGCCTGGTCGCCGCACCGGTCAATGGGATCTGGCTTGACGAGTTCACGCTTGTTGACCAACGCACCTGGACCGTGTCGCTGCGTCAGCGCCTCGCAAAGACGGGCGGCTGGGCAATCTTCACGGGCACGCCTCGTGGTAGGAACTGGGCCTACGAGGAAATCTGGCGGCGCGGCCAGAAGGACGACGACCTATACGACGAGCAGTTTGCCTGCTTCACGTGGCACTCGAGCGAGAACCCTGCGATCAGCGCGGACGAGATTGAGTCGGCGCGAAGCCAACTCCCCGAGGCTTACTTCCGACGCGAGTGGGAAGCGTCGTGGGAAGCCTTCCACGGACAAATCTATGAGCACTACCAGCGCACGCTTCACGTCCGAGCCGGTGTCACGAAGCTCGGTTGTCCTGACGGCACGGTCTACAGGATCGGCATTGACTGGGGCCACGCGAAGCCGGGTGCGGCAGTTGTCCTGCGCTGGCTTCCAACCGGCGAGTGGCATGTGGTCGAGGAGGTCCACGTCGCGGGCAAGCTCCCGGCTTGGTGGCACGAGAAGATCGTTGAGCTTTGGCGTCGCTGGAAGGTAGAGAAAATCTATTGCGACCCTGCCGAGCCTGGGCGGATCGCAACGCTGGTCGAGGACGGGCTCCCAGCCGTGAAGGCGAACAACTCGGTGCACGACGGGATCAGAACGATTGCCGCGCTGTTCAAACAGAACCGCTTCCTCATTGACGAGGACTGCCAGGTTGTCGCCAATCAGTTCGGCGAGTACCACTGGAAGCAAGACAACAAAGGCAACCGGCGCGAGTTCCCCGAGAAGGGTAACGACCACGCGATTGACGCGACACGCTACGGCGTCCATTCGACTATGACGGAACCAAGGCCAGGGGAGAGATCAACATGGGGCAGCAAGGGCAGATAAAACTCGTGAGCTTACTCACGGCACCACGAGGAGAGTCGGCCTTCCGCGTGCCGCTCCCGTGTCTCGCCGAGGAGTGTGAAGGTTCGCTCGCGGGTGTCCTCGGCGGAACCTTCTGGTGCTGCTCGTGCGGCGCGAAGCACCGGGTGGTGAACGCGTGAGCGAGCCCGACCTTTCCCATATCACTCCCGACCTCCAGTCGCTCGCGTGTCTTGTGACCGACGTCGTGAAGGACCCGTCGAACCTTCGGGTCCACGGGGCCAAGTCAATCGAGAGCGTGCGGGGCTCCCTCGCGAAGTTCACGCAGCGCAAACCGATCGTCGTGAACAGGCGCACGAAGGTCGTGGAGGCTGGCAACGGAACGCTTGAGGCGACCGTCGCGAACGGGCACGAGCACATTGCGGTCGTCTGGGTTGACGACGACCCGCTGACAGCGACAGCGTTCGCGATCGCCGACAACCGGACAGCTGAGCTTTCGTCGTGGGACGCGCCGGCGCTCAAGCTCCAGGTCGAAGCGCTCGGCGACTACGAGGTCCCGGGTGTTGACCTCGACTGGCTCAACGAGCTTGACCCGCCCGAGCCCGACGACGCGACAGCTGCTCAGGCCGACGAAGACGAGGACGCGGACACTGGACCGCAGCTTGGGGATATGCAGTTCCGGCTCATGGTCGAGTGCGGCGACGAGTTCAAGCAGGCCGAACTCCTCGCACGCCTTGAGGAAGAGGGGTTCACGTGCCAAGCGTTAATGTCGTAGTCGAGACAGCGATCTCTCGCACGCCGCGAGCCCGCCAGCTGGAGGGCATGTTCGACGTTCCGCCTACCGAGGTCACGCGCCTTGAGTGGGACGTGAACCTTCCCTACGAGGACAAGCCGTGGCAGGTCGGCCTTATCGTTGGCGCGTCAGGCGCGGGCAAGACAACGATTGCCCGCAAGCTGTTCGGCGACCTCGTTGACGCGGAGCTCACGTGGGACAAGGCGTCGGTGATCGACGACTTCGCCGACGGGCTGTCCATGCGAGAGATCAGTGCCGTGTGCCAGGCGGTCGGGTTCAACACGGTCCCGGCCTGGCTGCGGCCCTACCGAGTCCTGAGCAACGGCGAACAGTTCCGGGTCGAGCTTGCGAGGCGACTCCTCGAGGGAGGCGACCTCGTCGTGGTGGACGAGTTCACCTCAGTCGTAGACAGGCAGGTCGCGAAGATTGGTAGTCACGCGGTTCAGAAGCACGTCAGGAAGGGCAACGGGAAGTTCGTCGGTGTCACGTGCCACCGCGACGTGATCGACTGGCTACAGCCCGACTGGACCTTCGACCCGTCAACGCGTGAATTCGCATGGAGGTCGGTTCGGCCCCGCCCCAAACTCGACATTGAAATCCGACCCGTCCCCTATTCGACGTGGCGCGTGTTCGCTCCATTCCACTATCTGACGGCGTCGCTCCACCGCTCGGCAAGGTGCTGGGGCCTCTACTGCAACGGACGACTCGCGAGCTTCGCGGGGATTCTCTATCGCATGCACCCGAAGACGAGGAACCTGTGGGGCTGCTCGCGGCTCGTGACGCTCCCTGACTTCCAAGGGCTCGGGCTCGCGTTCGCTTTGATCGACACGGTCGGAGCGATCTACAAAGCCGACGGCAAGCGGCTGCATACTTACCCTGCTCACCCAGCCCTGATCCACGCGTTCGACCGCTCACGCGTTTGGCAACTGCGGTCGAAGCCCGCGACGTGGCAACCGCTTAACAAGAAGTCCAAGGCGAGCGCGACCAAGAACTTCAAGCGTGCCTTCAAGTGGGGAGACAACATGGGCACGCGACCGAACGCGGTCTTCCGCTACGTCGGCAAGCCGGCTGACAAGCAAGACAGCGAACGCGTCATGGCCTACTGGAAGAAGAAATGACTGCCGGTCGGCAGCGCCAGCTGTTCGCGGCCCTTGTCTCGTGCGAGACGTGCGGGTGGTCGTGGCGTGAGGGCGAGGCCGCGCCTCAAGAGCACCAAAATCACGCGCAGAAGCCCGCACGCGTAGTCACTCGGGGGTCGATAAACGGGGCCCCCGTCACGCCTGTCCCGCTCAAGAAATGGAGGTGCTCGCGGTGCTGGTCGAAGTTCAAGAGCCCAAGGGCCGAGCTTTACCCGGTTTGCCAAGCGTGCGTCGACGGCGAGCGCAGCCTGTTCGGCGAGGGCTCCATGATCCCGAAGGACGCTCACCCGATTGGGAACCCGCGCCGCCTGTTCGCTCAGGGCAAGCGCGGCGCCATGCGTAGGGACCGCGCCAAGCGGGGCAAGCGTAGGGTCCTGTGAGCCGGGTCAACGTGGGGCGCACCTTCGCCGACAAAGACAAGCCCTCGCGCTGGTACGTCGTGCTCAAGGTTGACCACGTCTACGCGCTGGTTTGGTGGGAGGGCGGCGAGCCTCACGCAGTCCCGGTCTCCGAAATGAAGCGCAGGAAGATCAAGCTCGACAGCTTCGACTTCCCTATGTCGCAACTGCTCCACCGTTGGGGAATCACCGCTCGGCAGCTTGACGAGTTCTTGGAGTCGGGCATGTATCGTCACGAGCCCGACGTCTCGCACGTCCGCAGTACCAGGAAGCCAACGAACGGCAGGACGACTCACCACCTCAAACACCGACACAAGAACTTCAAGCGGACTTGACGTAGGCGGTTGCCATGATAGCTCCAGCCAGAGGAGGCCCTCATGAACACGCCGGACAAGCTGAAGCCGCCGCCGCTGTCGTTCCCATGCAAGGTGAAGGAAGAGACAGAGAAGGCTGGGCTGGTCGCGCCGCGAGAGCTTCCCTTGTCCTTGCCTGTGCCTCGGTCCGAACGTGCGGTTGACTGGCGGTCGCTATGATCGTCCCAATGAGGGGTGAAGCTTCGTTCCGACGCGGCGCGGTGTTCGTGGTCGAGCGCCTCTACTGGCGCGGCCGCCCGCTCCCGGTTGGCGTCCTCAAGCTGCGGTGGCTGTTACCAGCTTCACGCGTCGGCTACGACTACCCGGGTCGCCAGCTGCCAGACGTGCTCGATCGTCCAGGCGAGCGACGCGTCGCGTGAAGCCAAAGCTCAAGCTCGTGCGCAGGACCAGCGAGGTCAGGGAGAACAGAACCGTCTGGATCGAGTTGGTCAAGAGCGGCAAGACTTACTTCGAACGCGTCATGAGGCAAGACGGGTCGGAGGTCTCGTGGCGCAAGACCTCCAAGTGACACCGGGTGACATGGCGGCTACCGCTCTCTCGGTCCTCGTGATTGCCTTCTCCTGTCGGGTAGCTTCGCGGCTTCACGCGAAGGCCGCGGAGCAACGTCACGTCGACAAGGCGGTGGCGTCGGCGAGGGCGAACAACACGATCACGCTCACGTGCGGTAGCGAGATCCGCGTGGTCGCAAAGAAGATCCCGTCAGGGTTCCCAGCTGCTTGCGACGTTTGCCAGTCGTGCGCCGAGGTCGAGGTCAACGAGACGACAATGCTCTACCTCTGCCCCGGCTGCTTCGTCCAGGTCGCAGCCCGGTTCGTACGCCGAGCCTACAGAGCGAAGCGCTCACGCGTGTAGCGCGTCGTCCTCCGGGACTAGCGCCTCGTCACTCGGCGGCGGCGGTGAAGCTGGCGCGCACTCAAGGTCTTCCTCGGTGTAAGCCTGCTGTGCCATGCGGGTGCGCTTCGCGATCTTGAAGAACGCGGAGTCGGTGTCGGTGACAGGCTTCTCGACGTTGCCTCGCAGCTGCCGCAGCGTTGCCCTGACTTTCTCGCGAACAGATTCCAGCGCCGGGTCAAACGTCCTGGTCGGTCTCGGCTTCGGCTTTGGTGCGAGCATGCCTGCCTCTTATTGCTTTGTTGGACGACGACCCTTGATCCGTGACGCGTGCAGCTTGACCTGCTCTCTCAGCGATCGTAGTTCCGAATCGCTTCTGGTGCCATGTTCCCGAAGCGCTGACTGTCGCTTGAGGACGACAACCGGTTGCAGTTCTCGGGGGCGCTTCTGCCGAGACGAGGCATAACCCAAGACGAGACAGCTATTCACCGCGAGGAACAGCGCCAACCAGAAGGTCAAGACGGGTCTCCCTTGAGCACCTTAAGCAACTCGTCCATGACTTGCTTTTGCTCGTTGCGCTCGTGACTTAGTGCGGCGCGCATTTCCTGGCGAATGTCGTCCTCGCGGGTTTGCCCCGACTTGACTAGCTCGGCGATCCTGCCCGGCTTGCGCTCCGGTTCCTTCGGGTCGCCCTCGTAGAACGTTCTCAGTTCCCGGTTCTGACGCCACAGCATGTAGACGGCGAGGCCCAGGATTACAGCCATTGGCCCAGACGCGACCAGTGACTTCACAGCTTCGTCAAATAGATCCACGGTCGCCTCTTGGTGTGTACTTGTTCCCCGACTCCTCCTCAGAGTAAGGTGCAGCCGGGAGGATCTCCAATGTCCGAGTTCAACGACAAGGTCGAGCAAGCGATAGCAAAGACGGCAGACGCCCTCGCTGACGGGTTTGACGCAAGCGACGTCTCTGTCCTGGTCCGGGAGGCGGTCGAGGTCGCAGAGGGCTTGGACAGCCTGGACGGCCCAGCCAAGCGGAAGCTCGCAATCGAGTTTGCTGGCACACTGGTCGATAAGTTCTTCACCGAGGCCACGCCGCAGATTGAGCAGCTGGTCAAGGACGTCGATTGGCCGTTCCTCACGGACGGCATGGAGGCGGCGCTCGTCGATCCAATCGTCAAGAAGTTCGCCGTGCCCTATGCGCGTGACCTGCTCAAGCTCGCGATCCCGAGCATGGTTGACCTCGTCGTGGACGCGTCGAAGGGCTTCGTCAACGTGAACGTGTCAGACGACGCGTGACGCACGGCGTCAGGACGCGTGAGGTTGCTCATACGGAGACCTGTGATATGGGTGCCGACTGCGGTTGCAGCGCTGGTGATCAGGACACGGTCGAGGTTGCCTCGCGACCATGGGACCACGACCCAGTGGTTTGATACCGTGTTGCCTCAACCAGAGGAACACCAATGAGCAAACTCCACCGACTCGCAATGCTGAGCGCCTTCCTGCTGCTCGGCACACCGGGCTGCAAGCACAACCTTCAGCGACCCTACGTCGACGCCATGATCAAAACCGAGTTGGTGATCCGCGACGACATTGAGGCCGGGGACTACAAGCCCGAGGCGGGCTCCCTCACGGTGCTGGACGAGTGGAAGAAGGCGAACGCGAACGCTGACGCCGCGCTCAAGGCCAAGGGGAAGTAGCCATGAACCTCCAACCGAACGACGACCGAGTACTTGTGCGGCCCTGGAAAGAGGACAAGCTCAACGGTCTTCACCTCCCGACCGAGCGCAAGAAGGAAGCGATCTCAATGGGGCAGGTTATCGCCTGCGGCCCTGGGCTCAGACGCGAGGGCGAGTTGCTCCCCATGCGCTGCAAGGTCGGCGACACGATCCTCTACGACACCCGCGCCGGTCTCGAGCTCCGCGCCGACAGCAAGGTGCTTCTCTTCCTTCACGACAGTCAAGTCGTCGCGTTCGTCCGAGCCGAGGAGTCCGAGCCGGCGCTCCCCGAGAAGGTCGCGGTGGAAGCGTGAGCGACCCAATCAAGGCGTTCGCCGACGCGCTCCCGAGCGAGGACGAGTTCCTCAAGCTCTGGAGCGAGAAGGCAAAGGAGAACGGGGCCGACGTTACGAAGCTCCTCAAGTCCCAGGCTGACGGGCTCATTGCGACGAGCAAGCAGTTCGTCAGCGCGTTCAACGGGACCGAGCGCGACCAGCGACGGCTTGACGCCATGCTCGCTCTCGGCAAGTTCAACGCCGAGTGCGAAGCGTTCATGGAGCTTGACGCCTGGTCGAAGGCGTTGCTTGCCACCCTTCAGGAGATTGGCAAGGTGGTCCTCGACGTCGGCGTGAAGGCCATTGTCGCGAGCCTCGCCGCGTCGCTTAAGGGCGGGCTCGGGTAGTCGCGAGTCGTCGTAGCTTGACTCACGAACTCGGTGACGTAGGCTGAACCTTCCAACCGAACCCAGGAGGAACCCATGGCACTCGACGGAACGATCACGAAGGTCAGCGCACAAGACATTGCCGACCGCGAGCACCTGACCCTCGACCTTCAGGGTCCAAGCAGCTACGCCAACGGCGGCGAAGCAATCCTCCCGAGCGCGTTCCCATTCCGCACTGGCGGGCTGTTGATCGACACGGCTGAGGGCAAGGACGACGACACGACAGCGCAGGCGAAGTACGACCCGACTGCGGGGACGCTCAACTTCTTCGCAGTCGGCGGGGCCGAGGAAGCCAACCTCGCGGACCTCAGCGCGAACAGCTACCGACTGACTGTCGTCGGTCGCTAACAAACACTCTCCCCCGAGTACTACGGCACGGCCCCCGCTCAACGAGTTTGAGTGGAGGCCGTCGCTGTTTGATAACGTGACAGCTGGAGGCACCCATGCCGAAGGACGTAACGGCAACCCTGATTCAAAACGGGGTTGACCCAGAGCAGGCCGAACTGATCGCTGAGGCCATAGTGCTTTCGCGTCAGAAGCGCGGAGGGGTCCTGTTCGAAGACGCGGCGCTCAGGACCGTGCGCCGCTCCTTCTTCGCGGGGCGTCGTGGTGACGACCAGTACCGCGAGTTCCAAAGCCTTGTCACTTCGGAACTCAAGTCGCTCACGCCTGGCGAGCTTGCCTTCGGCGACATACCAGACGCGGCACGTGAACAGTATTCGGCGTTCTGCTGGAATATGTACAAGGGCCGACAGGAGCGATACCTCGACCGGCACGAGGACGAGGACCCAGCCGAGTTCCTCAACCGCCCGCAAAAGCGAACGCTCAACGTCACCAAAATGGTGATCAACATTCTCTCGCAGCTGTACCACTCGTCCCCGATCCGCGACCACAAAGAGGAGGAGGTGGACCCCGGTGACGCCGAGACCGTTAAGGACAACGCGGCAAAGAACCACCTCGACGACCGGCTTGACGAAATCTGGTCTGGCGAATTGTTCAACCGGTCCATGCTTGAGATCGACCGGCTGTGCCGACTGCTCGGGACCGTCGCGGTGCGGCCTATGTACGACACCGAGCAGCCCGGGTCGATCCGGCTCTGGCTATTCATGAGCCACCAACTGCGAGTGATCCCAGACCCGGTCGCGCCTTGGAAGCCAGCGGTTGTGATTGAGCGGGCTCACCCGTTCGGTCGCCAGAAGTCGGTGACGATTTGGACGAAGGACTTCTTCGTTGACCTTCGCCGCGACAACCAGGTGACGGTGGAGCCGCACGGGCTTGGCAGGATTCCTCACGTGTTCTGCCGCGACGAGCTTTCTTACACCTCGTTCTTCGTCGAGGGGCGCGGCCGCGTTCTCTGCAACCCCAACGCAATCCTGAACAACGACCTCTCCGACTTGGAAGAGGTCAAGCAAATGCAAGGGTTCTCCCTGCTTGAGCTAACGAACCCGGTCGAGGACACGCAGCGAATCGGTCCACGCGAGGCGGTCACGTTCCGACCGACCGACAACACGACACCGTTCGGTGCAAAGTTCGTTGCGCCCAACGCGCCGCTCGCGGAGCTCCGCGCCGACTGCTCAGAACAGATCGACCAAATCCTTGAGGTCAACGGCGTCCCGGCCGCAGCTGTCGGCGCGGACATTAACCGGCGCTCGCTGTCGGGCGCGGCTATCCGTGCGGGTATGCAGCCGATCATTGCGGACAACAAGAAGCGCGAGTCTCTCTTCAAGCCGCTTGAGCACGACCTTGCCGACTCAATGCTGCGTATGGTCCGTCGTCACGAGCCGACCTTTGCCTACGACCCAGACACGCAGCGCCCCGAGTTCACGATCTTCTACCAGACCCTAGAGTTCCCAGCCGACACCCGCGACAAGGTCGTGAAGGACGACTTCGACATTGCCCAGGGGATCAACACGCCAGCCGGTATCCTGCGACGCGACGAGCCCGAGAAGTTCCCCACGCACGAGGAGGCCGTTCTTCAGTGGCAGAAGAACCTCGCCGAGCTTCGGACGGCTGGCTTCAGTCCTGGCGACGACGAGCAGGACCCGAACCTCCGCGCAAGCTTCGGTGGCTTCCAACCGACGGTTGAAGGTCGCGAACCGCAGGAGGAGTACACGTCCAGGGAACTCATTGAGGACCTCGACGTCTTCTCAAACAAGGAGACGGCCCGGGTTCAGGCGAGCGGACTGTAGGGCGTGGCTACCGACCCCGTCAGCTACATGGACGCGGCAGACGACTTCCTCAGCAAAATGGAAGCGTCGAAGCTCGTGGCGAAGGCCGAACTTGAGACGGTCCGAAAGGGTCTCGTTCGCGACATTAAACGCGAGGCGAAGGACACAGTGAAGTCGCTTCAGACAACGCGTATCGGTGCGGCAAAGGTCTTGATTCCGAACGCTTCGAACCTCAAGAAGATTGGGCTCTCGTCGGAGAGGGTCCGATCGAAAATGCAATCCTTCCGACTCAACTACCTCAACCGAGACCAGGTGACTGCGCTGACCGACGCGGGCACTATGCCCGAGGACACGTCGAAGTTCATTCGCCACTCGCGCCGGCTGGCACGGCACGCTCGCGAGTTCCTCACCAAGATCAAAGAGGAGTCCCCCGAGCTACAGGAAGAAATCGACGCGACCCTTCTTCAAATGGAGGACAACGATATGGACCTCCTGAAGCTGGAGGTCAAGTCCATGACGCGCATGAAGGAGACCATGCTTCGCGCAGTCAACGGCCAGAAGGAGCGCGGGCAAGTGCTCAAGGAGATTGAGGACTGGGACTTGAACAAGCAGCTGTTCAACCTCTCGATCCTCGAGCACCCAGACGCCGTCGTCAGGAACCTCTTCGCGAACGCGTCGACCCGGCAGGGCTCAGCGACCGCTACCAAGACCAGCGAGATCCCGAAGCGGTCGCACGTCTTTGTCGGGCTCCCGCCGCAGGCCGCGGCGAAGCTCAAGCCGAACAGCAGGACCGCCGACTTCTCCTGGCGACTGTTCGATCAGAAGACGCTGAACGAGAAGTTCAAGAACCTCCCAAGCAAGCAGGGAAGCCCTTCGTCGTGGCGTGGGCTCGGGCTGGACTACAACACGAAGGAGTTCTACTTGCCGGTGCCTCCGAGCATGGTCACAGGGCTCACGCCCCTCGTGACGGCGCGTCGGGCACAAACGCTTGGCGCTGGCGCAGCGGCCAGAGCAGCCGTTATGCCGCCAGACCGAATCAAGGGCGACGACCAGCTGAACCCGGTAAGCGGCGCGGCTGGGGACTCGGCTGGCGTATGGCTTGCCCGAGAGCTTCCAGAGCAGAAGGGTTTTCTCGCGAAGGCAAACGACAAAGAGATTGAGTCGATCCTCGACTACAAGGCGGGCGACGCCCTTGAGATCAACGACCTCCTCCGTGCCGACCGTGCCGACCTGCTCGGCAAGCGGAAGCAGGGAATGGTCGAGTCGCTCGACGGACTCCTCGACAAGACGGCAACGTCGAAGGACCTGGTTGTCTACCGGCAGAGCACTCACCCGGCGTTCAAGAAGCTCAAGGCCGACGACACGTTCAACGAGAAGGGCTATAGCAGTACCAGCCTCATTCGGGACCACAAGAAGTTCGGCGAGGCGGCAGAGGAAATCTTTGACGCGAAGGCCGTCCAGCTGGTGATCAATGTGCCGAAGGGTTCGAAGGGTGCTTACCTTGACTTCGTCGAGGAAGCGTCCAACCGCGAGGACGCTGAGTTCCTTCTTCCGCGTGGCGTGAAATACACAGTCACGAAGGTCGAGCAGCGAAACGACCGCAAGCAGGTGTTCGTTGACATTGAGCCCCTCGACACTTCTGAAAGGTAGGCATGACCGCCGACAAGACTCTCTACGAGTTCCAACTCTACGACGTCAACGGCGAGCTACTCGCTCGCTCAGCGTGCGTCCCGCCCTTTGAGAGAGCGCCCGAGGTGGCGATCAAGGGCACCAAGTACTTTGTCCTCATGGAGGATATGACCTACCAGGAAGCGGTCGGCGTTCACTGGCTCTAGGGACTCGGTTTGAGTCACACGCTCGCGCTCACGATTCCGCAGGGTAGACTGCCAAGGGAGATTCGCTCATGACTACACGTTGGAGAACGAGCCGTTGGCTTCCGGGGCGTGGCGTATGCGGCGGGTCCGGTGGCGGGCCTGGCGCCGCCGCGCCTACACCAATCCCGTTGACCGTTGACCTGATTAAGATCACGGCGTCACCGCTTGAGCTCGGCGCTGAGCTACCCGCGACGTTGACCTTCAACACGACGAAGGCAGGCGAAGACGGTCCGTTCGTGTCGCGCACGGTTCAGGACGACGACGGCAACGCGGCTGTCGATATCCTGGGAGACGCGGACCCGGTCCCGACCGGCGGAATGGGCTTTGTCTACACCAAGACGTTGATCGGCGAAACCGTTGACTTCACCTACACGGCTGACGACGGGACCGACGTGGCGCAGGACGTCGAGACCTACACATGGCTCCCCAAGGTCTACGCGGGCGTCGCGCCAATCCCCGGCGCGGTCGACGAGGTCTTCATTGAGGCGCTGCTCGAGAACGAGCTACGCGCCGACAAAGGCATTGCTCGCACCGGGCTCGCGTGGACGATCGGCGAGTATATCTGGGTCGCGTTCCCGCAGGCGTTCAATCCAACCAGCGTGCTCGACTTCCTCGTGCAGATCGGCGGCGCCGGTTTCCCCGGTGGCTTCGTTCTCGACACGGCTGGTATCTCGGTGACGCCGAACACGCCGAACGGAGTCGCTGCCCTCTACGACGTTTGGCGCAGCACCGGTTCGGGCAACGGCTTCGCGGTTGACCTTACCGTGAGCCCATAGGAGCAGCATGGCTAATTCAACCCCGTTCGATACCAAAGGCTTTGGTGCTGGCGACACGTTCAACAGTGCCCCGCTCGCGTCCGGGTCGAGCACCCCGACCGTGCGGAGCATTGACGTCAAAGGCGGCACGAAACAGGTCTTCGACATTGCAGCCCGCGACGCGATACCAGGCGCGGCACTTGCCCGCGACGACGCAGACCAAATGCGGCAGGAGGGAATGCTCTGCTTTGTCCAAGCCGACCAGACCACGTATCGCCTTGAAGGTGGGATCGCAAACGGCAACTGGGTCGCGTTCGGCGCGGGCGGCGGCGGGTCGGGCACGACGCTCGACATTGACGACCGCGTGAACCAGTCCGGTGGAGCTCTAGCCATCGGCGAGATCCTCGCGCCGCACCCGACGATCCCCAGGGCATACGTCAAGGCAGACATCTCCGACCCCGCCCTGGGCGCGTCTCGCCCCATCGCTGTCTCAACCGCTGCGCCAGTAGCGACTGACCCCGCACCCTCGCGGATCGCTGGCGAGGTGTCCGTGCTCCTCGTGCCCGGCCTCCTCGGGATCGGCGTGCCGGTCGCGCTCACTGACGAGGTGATCGTCTCGACGACGGCCGGCCGTGGCACTCTGTCGAAGAACGGACCCGGCGAGCTCGGCCAGCCGACGGCCGGCCAGGCACTCAACAAGGTCGGCACCATCGTCAGCCTTCTCACATACGACGGAGCTGGCGACGACCTCGTGCTGGTCCAGCTCGACATGAGCCCGCGAAGGATTCAGAGCTAATGGCCACCACTACATTCACGCTTTCTAACGGCGGCAAGATCCAGGCCCAAGAGCCCGGCACGGTCTGGCAAGGTCTCGCCCTTGTCGAGACCTCAAGCGTAGAGGTCGGCGACTCTATCAGCGTCGGCTGCGGCTTCGCTGTCATGGACGTCGTCAGCAAAGTAACGGAATAGGAGAGCCGCATGCCCGGTCCCAATTTACTCGTCGCCGATCAAGGCCCGCTCGGCGCAGGCGTAGCCTCTGTCCATGAGTTGCAAGGCGGGCGGTTCGCTCGGCAAATCGGGAACTCAGACGCAGACATGCGTGCTGTCGCTGCCGTGACTGCCGGTGCGGCGAACGCGTTCATGTGGAACACAGTCACCTGGTTTCTAGGCAAACAGTATTGGCTAGGCGGGGCCTCGGTGGGGCCGCGCATGTGGCTCAAGGTTCATAATCCGGCAACCGACACCTGGGATACCGTCTTGGAGAAAATCTCCAACTGGGTGATTGGTGGACTGATTGTCGTTCAGACTTCCTCTGGACCAGCGCTCGTGATCGTTGCCGGTGACTCTGCCACCATGGGGTTCGTTCGCACGTTCGACGGGGTGACATTCACGGCGACCGTCTACGGCGGCAACAAGACAAGCTCAACCAGCCGCCCTGGGAACATTATCGCGCACGGCGGGCTCGTGTTTGTTCATAACCCAGGCTCGCCAACTACAGCGGGCAACCGCCAGACCTTCGATCCCGTATCGCTCTCGATTGGGCAGTTCGCTGTCTCAGGAACCGCTGGCGGTTTCGTGAACATGACCGGCTCGTTCTTCAAGTTCGACGGTCGCTTTTGGCATATCTGCGGGTCGGGCTCTTCGCCGGGCAGCGCCGCGAGCCCTGCCGTTCTCACAGAGTTCGCATTCGGATCGTGGTCTTATCGCGGCTTCGGGTCTGGCTACGGCGGCGTTCAAATGTATCTCGGGGACGACACCTCGGGAGCACTGGCAAACATGAAGTGCGCCGCCGTCGTCGTGGACGACGACACCGTGCTCGTGTTCGGGACCGGGCACGCTGGCGGTGGCGGGCTTCCCGTGTTCTACGCCTATGAGTTGACTCTAAGCGCGGGCTCTGGCAGTCAGCTTGTTGCGGCAGACGTGACCAGCACCTACGACCCCGGCGGGCTTGGAGGCGACACCACTAACTATTTGATAAACAATATCGGCAGAGGCCCAGACGGGTATTGGTATCTCGCGTTCGCGAATGACGACACGCTGACCGGCCTCGGCCTCGTGCGCGTGGTCAAAGGTTCGGCGTGGCAAGACGCGGGATCAATGGGAGCGAGCACCGCATACGCGATCTCACTCGCGACGCTTGACGGAGGGGAACGCCGCGACTCACGCGGAACGCTTCCGCTCGTGAAGCCAGCACCAGCGGGCTCGCCGTCGAGTTCGGCTGGGCCAACTGGCCTTCTGCAAAACTTCCGCATGGACGGCGACCCGCTCATCGCCTTGATAGGCGCAACGGCGGCAGGTCCGTTCGTGGACGGGGAGGCAATTTCTTGGACTGGTGGAAGCGGAATCATCCTTGCCTTCAGCGCCACCGAGGTCCAAATACACACGGTTGTTGGAGTGGTTCCGGACGGGCTTCTGGTCACCGGAGCAGGCGGCGCCAACGCGACGTGCTCGACGAGCTCGGGAAACGGGCAGGCACACACGGCTCGGCTGATCTACTTCCGCGACGCAGCCAACACCGGCCTCGGAGCTCCCAGCTTGATCGGCACACTTGTCGCCGGCTCTGGCGTGAATTGCGTGGTGAGCAAGGGCACCGGCCCAGGCGGAAGCGACGAGGTCATCACGGACGCGGATGGAAGCGGAACCATCAAGACCTTCGAGTGGGATTTCCTGGCAGATTCTATCTTTGCCTTTGTCGCGGAGAACGTGAAGCTGCAAGCCTCGCGAGTCTAAGAAGGGCGGCTGCTCGGTGTCTAAATCACGCTCTGTTTTTGTCGTGGCTCGGCCGATGGTCAACGGCTGGGGACTGTATGAGGAATACAGCAGGGGCACCCTTTACCTCGGCAGGATCAACGGAGACGCCGCGCTCGCGAACGAGAACACGGCGGTAAACGTGGAGTGGCGAGCATTCGACCGCTCTGCGTTTGCGTCTGTAGACGTGCCGCCACAAGCGGCGACGCCGGCACAGACTGGAAGCCATAGAATCTTTTGGTTCCAGCAGAACGCGATCCAGGAAAGCGTCTCCCTGCCGGTCCCATTCTCTGTCGTTCACACCGTGGTCGGCATGCAGAACGTGCTCGACTTCGGTCTGCACACCGGCCTCTACAACGTCTTGGGATTCGACGGGCTGCGCTACCTTTGCGGCCTCTACCCAGGCGCGCTAGCTGGCGAGACTGGCTGGGTGAAGTGGAACCCGCGCACGAACGTGTGGACCAGCGGGATCGTCGCGGGCACGACGCGGCCGAGCGGTAACCGCATGGGTCCGTGTGTCGCGTTCGACGCGCAACTGTGCCACGCGAACAACGGCGTGCTCACGATGTTCGACCCTGCCGGCGAGACGATAAACCAGATCCCCTACGCGGACGGCTCAAGCATCGACCGAGTCGTGGTGTCTTCGGGAGGGCTGTTCATAGTTTCGGCTGGAGCTGGACAGATCAAGGTGCACCAACTTGCGTTTGGGCTGCACGAGATTAGCAACCCAGGCGCGCACGCGATCAACATCGCAGGCGGCGGCGAGTTCGCGCTGATGCGCTTCGGGTCGGTGGACGACCATAATCTGTTTTACATCATGTTCTATACGACGACCGGCGGCACGGGATCGAAGTGCTACAAGGTCGAGACGTCAGGCCCATCGCCTGTCGTCACCGAGACCACGGCCATGGTTCCGACGGCCCTTGAGTTCAGCCAGCTCGCCGTGCCACCGTTCACGGTCTTCTTTGAAAACAGGCAGTGGCCTGGTGGAACGGCGCACCCCGACGACTGCTATGAGACCTGCTTCGACAACGTCGATTTTGTGCCTTACGTTCCGAGCGTTGCGGCGCCCTGGGGCCACTGCAAACTGATCCGAACAACCCCACCTGGGACGATCATTTACAACCCGCTGAAGTTCAACGGCGAGGGCGTCGCCATGAACCAGGAGGCGCTGGGTTCGCCGCCTGGAGGATTCACTGGCGCCGACTTCCTCACCCGCTCGCTGTCCGTCTCTTCGAGCTGGCTCGGCGGCGACGATACGCGGAACAACGAAGGTCGCCCGAAGGCGTGGCCTATAAGCGCGGTGGAATACTCGGACGCGACGACGCCCAGGGGTTTGCTCGTCACGTTCTGGCTTGAAGGTTCTGGCGCTGGCGGCGTGTCCGACGTGCTGATTCTCATCGGCAGGAACCGCATGCGCCCTAACCAGGTCGCGACGCTCGTGGCTGGGAATCCCGTGATCGACTACGGCGGCACGGCGCAATTCAACAATGCGCTGAACCGCCTGGAGAAGTGCAACGAGTCGTGGACGGGCGGCCCTGGGAACCAGAACCGGGTCTATGACTACGCGCCGCAAACGGTCGGCAAAGTGATCGAGCCCGGCACGACCTTGTCGGAGTTTCCTGCTGGCACCAAGGGCGGCGTGAATGTCTTCGCCTCGCCGCTCGCCGCCCCGAGACCTGCCCGCATTTACATGATCGAGACGAGCGCGGTTTTCATTGCCGCCGAGACGTTCCAGCAGAACGGAGGGCTGAACAACGGCGAGCTATTCGACCTGGGCAACGGACTCAGCTCTATCGTTCACCAGGCGATCATTGACCTCGGCGCGATACCGGACGGCGAGACGATCACCATCCAGCCGCTCATGTTCGGGACGGGCATGGTTGGCAATCCGCTCGCAGACGACTCGACATATTCCGGCTGGACGTTGGAGCACCTAGTCGGACCAGGCGCGGTGCCGTTCCAGATCGACGCGGAAGGCCCGACCGTTGACACGTTCACGGAGTCGGTCGGAGGATCGGGCGACTCGGAAGGCCCGACCGTGGACACGCTAATGCAGTCCGCTTCAGCGTCTTCGGACTCGGAAGGCCCGACCGTGGACACACTCACCCAGGGCGGCGGCGGCGACTCCGAGGGGCCGGTGGTGGACTTGCTGCCGACGACGCTGCTGACTCCCCAGGACATCCTGCGCGGCCGTGGCTCCGAGCTCGCAGAGGAAGGCGGCGGCGTGATCGCGTGGCTGGCCGACGGCGTCGAGGGATCGGCGCGCAACGTCCTCAACGTGACGAACAACGGCAAGCCAGGCGAAGCGGCCGCGCTCTCGCTCGGCGCGATCCCAGCCTTGAGCCTCACGCTCGACGGGATCATAGAGCTCGGTCGCGTTCTCGTGGACTGCGTCGCGAACCCAGCCAACACGACGTTCCCCGTCGTTGACGTGACGGCGCTCGGGCTGTCGGTTGTCGGCGTTGCCGAGGTCAAGGTTCACTTGGTCGCGGCTGTTGGCGTGGTCGGTATGCCGACGATCGGCCTCGGGGTCGGCGGTGCTTACGACGATCAAGTTCCAGCAACGCCCGTGTCACTGGGTGCCGTTGGCTTTCACGAAGAACTCCCCGTGTTGCAGCCGCGCCCCGTACTCCGTCCAGGCGACGTCCTCGAGGTCGAGTTGGACGTGGTCGCCGCCGGGACGACGACGTATCAACTGGAGGTCGTCGTGTATGGCTTCCACCGAATCCCATAGGAGAGATCAATGCCCGGTGCAGCAAGCGCAGGAAGAGGAAGCGAACCCGTATCGCAAGGCGGCGGCATTGCGCTGCGGTTGGACGGCTCGCCGATCGGCGTCCCTCGCGACACGGTCAACCTTTTGACGAGCCCAGGGATCACGCCAACCGTCACTGACGATCCGACACCGGGAAGCGAAAAGGCGGACGTCGGCTTCGACTTGTCGGCAGTGGTATTGCTCGTTGCGCCGATCACGGGCGCGGACCTCGTGGCTGGCGTCGGCACGCTGAACCTCATTCCGGCTCTCGCGGGAGCAACGCGGCTCATTGTGGACCGCGTTCAGATCGTTCCGGAGACCGTCGACGGTGCACCCGGCGTGCAGCCAATCATTCAAGTCGAAACGCCCGCCGGCGTCGGCGATCACGTCGCGAGCGGCGCGTTGCTTGTCACGGGCGACAACTTGCAAGACCTTCCCATGGTCACTCCGCGCCCGATCCTTGACTCTGTCGGCGCGAACAACTTGTTGAACCTCGTCCAGACAGGGCTTGCCACGGCAACGAACTACACGGTGACCGTTCTCGTATGGGGCTACGTCCTCACGCCATAGGCGAGCTTGCCGTAGTTGCCTTTCGTATTCCCGTGCGGTAGCGTGACTCTCGGTGAGCACGACCAACCGCCCAACGGGCGGAGGGGATAGACAATCTGTGTCGTTGCTCACCAGCAAAGACAATCGTGCTGAGGCGTTGGGGTCGAAAGGCCCCAACGCTGATCGCGTTTTCCAGACGAGCTTGCGCCTACGCCTTCAGTCCTTCAAAGAGGCTGTCAAGAGCGGCGAGGTTCCCGAAGGAACAATCTGGCTCGTTCGAATTATCGAAGCGGGGCAATCACTCAACGGCAAGCTCTACACCGAGGAAGCGCTTCGCGCAGCAGCCCCGGTGTTCGAAGGCGTCACGGTTCAGAACTACGCGTGGAGCCAAGACCCAGCTGCCGACGACGCCGACCACATTCCAGACGCGGTCACAGCTGTCGACGCTCGCGGCCTCAACGGGAACCAGGTCGGTTCGCTTGAGGGCGTTCACTTCAACGAGACCGCGAAGTCGCTCGACGGCTTCCTCAAGGTCTACGACCAGACCTTCCGCGAGCACTTGCTCACGGCGTTCAAGCTCGGGGACATTGGCGAAGGCGGCATGCGTGACGCCTTCGGGTTCTCAATCGACGCGGACGGTATCGCGGACGAGCAAGGGAACGTGATCAGCATTACAGCTGCTCACGAGCTCACGGCTGTAAACAATCCTGCGGCTGGCGGTCGGGTTCGACGCCTCGTTGCCTCGACTGGCCTTGTCGGAACAAAGACCGGCTCGCCAGCGCGAGCCTCTACAGAGGAGTACATCGTGGCGAACAAGTCAAAGCTCATGGAGAAACTGGGACGCCGGATTGCCCTCCGCGAGAACGCGCTCGAGGACAAGGCGCGCATGGAAATGATCATGCGTGCGTTCACCGACGAGTTGGACTCCCTCCGCTACGGCAAAATGTCCGACGCGACGACCGAAGAGAAGGTCGCGTTCGCGACTGACTTGACCCGCGACCTCGCCGCGGCCCTCGGCGGTGCCGGTGGTATGCAGGAGTCGCTCAAGGTCGCAGCCCTCAAAGAGAACGCGGCAACCGTCGCTGGTCAGCTGAAGCTCTGGGCCGACCAGCTGTCCACCGCAGCTGACGAAGAGGTGCCCGCGCTGCTTGAGCAGATCAGGGACGAAATCACGAAGGCGCTGGACGAGTTGTCCGGGCAAGAGACAACCGAAGAACCCGAGTCGGAAACCGACCAGGAGGCCGAAGTGGCAAAGACCAACGAAACCGAAGAAGTCGCGAGCGCGACTCAGGACGACTTCGCCCGCATGAGCGCTGGCATGACCGAGAAGCTCAGCGAGGCCCTCAAGAGCGGCGACGCTTCGAAGCTTCGCGAAGCCGCCGTCGAGATCGTCGGCGAGGAGCCGCAGCTAGACGAGAAGGACAAGACGATCGCGGCCCTCAAGGAGAAGCTTGAAGGCCAAGCGATTTCCAGCGCCATGAGCAAGCTCGCCGAGAGCCTCGCTGACGGCGCCGGTCCTACCGTGCTTCGCCTGATCGACAGGAACACGCTCACGTTCAACGAAGACTACAGCGAGGTCAGCGGGCTCAAGGAAGCGATCAAAGCGATCGTCAAAGAGTTCCCAGGCTTTGGCCGTGTCGCCGAGTCCGTGGTCAAGGAGGAGGAGGCCGTTGTCGCCGCCGCCGCCGCCGCACCCGCGAAGGTTGCCGAGGCCGTCCCCGCGACTCCTCAGCAGCTTGCCGAGGCAATCGTGGCCGCTGACGCCGCACCCGCAACCGCCGCACCCGCCGCGATCGGTCAGGACGTTGTCCTGCGCGAGTCGGTCGGAGCCGGTTCCCTTGAAGCCACGCCCGCTCGCCTGAGCCAGCTGCGTCGCTACCAGAAGTCCATGAAGGCCGGAAACGTGAAGGCCATGAAGAAGCACCGCGACTTGCGGACCCGTTTGGGTCTGTAGGCGTCGGCTGAAGACAGAACACAAGCAAGCAAGGATAAAACATGGCTGACAAGTTCACCTTCTCTGCCGGCACTAACCTTCCCGAGATCGCGGAAGAGGTTGCGTCGGAAATCGCATTCATTACACGGAGCCTCTCGCCGCTCTTGGTCGAGTTGGGCTTCCCTGGCGACCTGGACCAGGTCGGTAGCACGAAGCACGATTGGCAAGAGGACGCCCTCCTGCCCAACTCGGGCACGATCGACGCCGGCGGTGGTCTTGCTCCTGGCGTGACCGCCCTCGTCTTCGACACTCCTCAGGGACTTAACTTCCTGATCGGTGACGAGCTACAGGTTGAGGGCTCGACTGAAATCATGGTCGTCGTCGCGCCTGCGCCGACTGCAACCGTGGTCAACGTGACTCGTGGTGCGAAGGGCACCGTCGCGATCACGATTCCCGACAACTCGCTCGTCAAGCGGATTAGCAATCCCGCCGTCGAGAACGAGACTGCCCCTGCTGCACGTCCGACCAACCGCTCGCGGTTGTCGAACTACACGCAGATTTTCCGCAACACCGCTTCGGTGACGCGCTCCATGCAGAACGTGACCCTGCTCGGCGGGATCGCTGACGAAATGGAGCACCAGGTCGACCGGGTGATCAAGGACCTCGTGCGTGACCTCGCTCACTCCGTGGTCCGTGGCAAGGCCCAGACGGTCAACCCCGAAGGCACCGCTGCGATTCCCCGTACCATGAACGGGATCATTCAGTCGATCCTGGCTGGCGCGAACCCTTCGGTTCAGGACGCTGGCGGCGCGGGCCTCGACGAGAGCCGCTTGAACCTCCTCATGGAGGACATGTGGACCAAGGGCGGCACGCCTCGTCTTCTCGCTGCGCCTCCTGCGCAGCGCCGTCGCCTGTCGGCCCTGCTCCAGGGTCGTCAGCGCTACCGCGTCGAAGACAGCACCCTCGGTGCGGTCGTCGAGCGCTTCGTCTCCGACTTCGGCGAGATCGACGTTCTCGCTGCGGACATTTTCATTCCGTCGAACGTCGTGCTCGTCCTCGACCCCGCGAAGATTCGCATGGTCAAGCTCGGTGGCGGCGATCCGTTTGAGGTCATGCCTCTCGCTCAGCTTGGCCTGTCCATGCAGCGTGAGGTCGTCACCGAGGTCGGTATCGAGATCGAGAACGCTGGTGACGGCGGACAAGGAATGATCACGAACCTGGCAACTGCCTAAACGCAAAGCCAGGGCCTGGTTCTGATACCCTGACGGCCAGCCCTGCGAGGGGCTGGCCGTTTTCGGCTGTACGACAAAGGCAACCAGAGGAGACCTCACGTGGCAAAGAAGAAGCAGTTCAAGGCATTCAAGATTCACCACCCGTTCAACTCGGCAAGCGGCAAGCGCTACCGAAGGACCGAATACCTCCAAGCCACCTCCAAGGGCCAGGAGGACGAGTTGCGAAAGGCTCAGTTCGCGCAGGAGCTCGACGCCGGAACAAAGGCACCGCCAGCCGCTCCCGCTGCGCCAGCTGCCGCGCCGAAGCCAGCCGTTGACCCCAACGCACCCGTATCGCCCGACTGGTCCTTCCAGACGATCAAGCAAATGCGCGAATGGCTCGACGCGTCAGGCGTCGTGCTTTGCGGCCCACGATCCACCAAAGCGACTCACGAGAAGCTTTGCGCGGCCGCTTGGGCCTCGGGGTCGAAACCGAATCCCCTCTACGGCTACCCGGGCGGTCCTGTCCCGAGTCCCGGGTTCTCAGCGCTCACCGAACCCGGGGCTGCTGGGCTCGCAGCTGCGATTGACGCGGCGAAGGCAGCAGGGTTCTCGGTCGAGGCCGCGCTGGCCGAACTTGAAGCACTTAGCACCGCTGACGCGACACCGACACCCGAGCCCGAGCCCCAAGACACCGGAGAAGGCACCAAAGAGCCCGCTGGCGCTCCTGAAACCGAAGAAACGACTGGAACCCCGGAGTCAGCAAACGAGACCCCTGGTGAGGCTCCAGCGACGCCGTGTGAAGGCTGCGACGACGGGACACCCGCTACAACCGAGGACAGCGAGGGAACGCCCCTCTGCGGCGAGTGCTACGCGTTCCTCGTGACCGACGCCGACGCCGACGGCCTACCGACCACCGTCCTTCCCGAGGGCGAGACCGAATATCCCGTCAAGTCCGACGCGACAGCCGACACGCCAGCCACCCGCGAGGAGTAACCCGTGAGCCTGACCTTCGATCACCCGCACGTCGAGACCGGCGACAGCGGTGCCGCCTTGTCCGGGTGGGAGGTCACGGGCTTCGGGTTTGAGAACAACGACCACGGGCGCGTCTACGTCAGGCTCAACGGCGCGACGGTCGAAGCTTCGAAGAACCGGGCGTTCACGAGCCTTGTCGCGACCGGTCCTGACGTCGCAGCGGACACTCAGCTTGTTCTTGCGCCGTCAGGCCCGACTGGTCTCGGCTTGACGGCGCATAGGACCTCCGGACAGATCCCTGCGGTGGGCGCGACACCGATTACGGTCTGGCTATTCCTGGCGAACGAGACCGACCTTCGCCGGAAGGACAATCAGCTGAGCACAATGCTGCTCAGGGGAGAGGTCGACTTCCTTCACCCATTGCTCGAGACCATGCAGGAGTTCCTGACTCGCATGGCTGCGATCTATCCGCCGGCCCCGACGACGGGTTACCCGAACGACTTGATCCCGAACCCGCTTGAGAACGCTCGCAACGGCTCGCCCGAGTGGTACGCGCAGTTCTTCTGGAGCTTGAACTACCTCGGCGAGTTTGAAATCACCGGGCTGCAGAACCCTGGCGACTACCGCCTTTGGTTCGTGAACCAATGCCTCGCGACGATCTACGGGCGCAAGGCCAGGACCGGCGACGAGAGCGACCCGCTCTTCACGCGGCAGTTCTCGTTCCAGGTCGAGGCCGACCGGCTTTGGTCTATCACGAAGCCATGGGTCACGCTCAGCAAAGACAACACCGCCGACCGCCAGCCCAAGATTCGCAACGTCAGGCTCAGGCGTGGCTAAGACCAAGAAGACAACGGGCGGTCTGATCAACCTCACAATCGACAATCCGATTCTCCCGCTCCTCAAGAAGCTCCCGAAGGAAGTTCAGGACGCGATCGAAGGCGTCGTGAACGACTGGAGCGCCGAGGCGCTTGAGCGAATCAAGAACGCGACCCCGCGAGACAGGGGCACGGCGGCAGCGAACTGGAAGGTAGACAGCGTCTCCTCGTCAAAGCCTGGCGACGTGAAGGACGTGATCTCAAACGAGACGCCCTATATCAACGTGCTTGAGTTCGGCGGTTACCCGGTCGTCGCTATCCGTGGCAAGAAGAAGAAGAAAGCCAAGGCCAAGAAGCGGAAGAAGAAGAAGAAGAAGCAGGACGTATCCGCAGCCATGCAGGCACTCATTGACTCTTCGACGAAAGCCGCCAAGCGCGTGAGGACCGGAGCCGGTATCAAGTCGGCCTCGGGGAAGGCAATCCTCGGTGGGTTCGACCCGGGTCCGCGAACAAGCGCAGCGCCAGGCGGCGACCCAGAAATGCTGAGCAACGTCTCCAACCAAGCGAAGAGTGGAATGGTCAGGCGCGTGCTCGGGGACATTACGGACCCGTTCGTGTTTGAGCTTGAGGAAGCAATCGACCAGGCGTTCCTAGACATTGACGGTGGTCAGTGAAGTCTGCCCACGTAGAGGAGTCCGTCTACCGCTGGTTCGCCGAGGAGCTCGCGCTCCCCGAGGGCTTCGCGGACGCTGTTCACCTTCACAGGCCGGGTGCGCTGTTCCCCGAGCGAAACGAGGTCTGGATTTATCCCCGGATCTCTTCGTTCACCCGGGCTGTCGGCGTGCGGCCACGGCGCGGAGAAGAACACGACCGACTCGTTCTCGTTTGCTCGTGCCACGTCAAGAACCCTCCCGGCGGGCGTGAGGACAAGCTTGAACTCAGCAAGCTCGCTGACGCCGTCAGGACCGTCATTGACGCGGGTGAGCGTGCGGGTGCCGCGAAAATCCTCGACGACGAGCGCCGCACAATCGCAATCGTGGACTTCGGTCCAGCGAACGAAGTCAGGACCTACCAACAGAGCGTCTCAGTTGGTGGTATTTCAATCCCCGGGGTAGACTCGGCAGTGTTGACTGTCGCTTGCGAGATATCGCCCGTTAAGCCTCGCGTCCAGCCGTTGCACTAGGAGACAGCTCTCATGACCATTAAGAACTTTCGACACGGACGACTGATTATTGAGGACGGCAGCATTCCCGTGCCGCTTCAAAAGATCGTTACCTTCTCAGGCGCGACCTTCACCTATACCGAAGGCCGCACCAGAACCGTTGTCCGCGATCGCGGCGAGATTAAAGAGGTGACGGTCGGTGACCAGGTCCCTGTCTCGTGGTCGCTCAGTGCGCAGTATGAGGACCGAACCTCGCTGCGGACGCTGCGTGACGGCGTCTGGGACAACCAGGTTGACTCGCTGATTGGCCTCGTGCCTGCCGCGCCGAACCTCAACGTCCCGACGACCTACGACTACGAGCAGGACTCGCTGCAAGTTCTTTCGACCGACCCCATGTTCGGTATCGCAACGAAGCTGCCGATCGGAACGCCGCCAGCTGTCGACGGAGACTTCTCCGAGTCGCTCGGTGCGTCCAACGTCGAGCGCGTCATTGCCGTCGCTGCTGCCGACGGCTTGAACGTCCAGCCCGCCGCTGGTGACGTTGACGTTGACTTCACCTACGACGCTGTCGGGCGCTCGACGCTCGACCCCGCGTCGGTTGCGGCTGGTGCTTGCACGGGCTCGATCAACTTCTTCCGGCTCGTCCTGTTGATCTACGATCCCTGCGACCCGCCCTCGACCAACGACCTCACCATTGGCACGGTCGTTGAGCGAATCGAAATCGACCAGGCCTGGCTTGACGAGAACTCGTTCAGCGAAAACGAAGAGGCCGACGAAATCAGCTTCTCCGGTCAGTCCCTAATCGAGAAGGTCTCAATCACCGCAGTCCCATAGGACTCGCCGACAATCCTCTGGCATGTGCCCCGTACCGAATCGCCTAAAAGCGACGACGTCGGGGCGCTGCTTTTGGTTCTGAGATCCGTGATAGGCTCGGAGGAGCAAGCCAGAGGAGGCGCTACATGGGAATTCTAGGCAACGTACAGTTGGTCAAGAGGACAAGGCTGGTCACGCTTGGCGTGGCAAGCGACGGGACGAAGCTTGAGGTGACGGTCTCTGCGCCGCCCCTCCAGCTGTCGCAAGAGATCGCGACCAAGATTCCCTCCCCAGACCCGCCCCCTAAGCGCGACAGCAACGGCAAGGTCCAGTTCAAGCGCGACCCGAGGACCGGCGCTGAGCTAAAGATTGACGGTGTCCTGGTCCCGCTCCTCGACTACAGCGACGCGAAGTTCGTCGCCGAGGCCGGCTCGGTAAAGAAGGCGCGGACGATTGCGTTGATCTTTGCGTGCACGGAGTTCCCGGGAGAATCGGCAGTCACGCGCAACGGTCACAGCCCGGTCGCGTTTGAACTCGCTCGCTGGAAGGAGCTTGAGGACGGAGGTGTTGACCTCGGTGCTTGGGGCGACCTCAACGACGCGCTCAACGCGCTATGCGACCCCATGACCGTCGGCGAGATCGAAGAGGCCCGAAGGGAACTCGGCGCAGACGAAGAAACGCAGAAGGAAATCAAAGCAAGGCTCGGGAAGGACGCTCCCAAGGGAAAGTAAGGACGGGGGTTCTTTGGTGGGCACTCAAAGCCTGCGAGCGACTCCCATTCCTCGACCTTGAGAAGTTCTTCTCCGCACCTCGCGAGGAACAAATCCTGCTCCTGATCTATGCGCAGGAGCGGGACCAGGAAGAACTTGAGGACGCGATCTCGCGCTCGGTGGCGAACATGATCCCGGTCCAAGGCGGAGACACCTAATGGCGACTGAGAAACTTGAAGTCGAAATCGGCGCTGACGCCAGCGGTCTTATTCGCGAGACGAAGAAGGCCGAGGACGCGTTTGAGAAGTTCAGTCGGAGCGTCGGAGACTCCGCGGACGACGTAGCCAAGTCTTCCGGCGCGGCCCGCGACGCGTTCGGTCGGTTCATTAAGAAGACCGACGAGGGCTCCAAGAAGACGAAGAAGGCCGCAACCGCGTTCCAGCGACTCGCGGCGACGGCGAAGCGTGCCGCGAGCTCGGTCAAGAAACTCGCGAAGGGCTTCGGGCAGATTGCGGTCAAGGCTCTCGCGGCTGGGTTCAAGGCCCTCACGAGTGTCGTTGCGGCGTCAGCGAAGGGCGTGCTCGGCTTCGGTGCCGCGCTCGTTGGTATCGGGACCGCCGCCGCTGTCTCGTTCGCGAAGTTCCAAACCGAGTTCGCGCAAGTCAGAACGCTCGTAGACGAGAGCAAGATTGACGTCGGCGAACTACAGGACGGCGTCAGGGCTCTGTCCCGCGAGTTCGGCGTTGACCTCACCGAAGCAACCGCTGCCGCCTACCAAGCGATCTCAGCTGGCGTCGGCCCAGCCGAGGTCATTCAGTTCCTTGGGAAGTCATTCGAAGGAGCAGCTGCCGGAGCCGCGACAACCGGCGAGGCCGTCGACCTCTTCACAAGCGCGATCAACGCGTTCGGGTTGAGCGCGTCTGACGTGACCCGGGTGTCGGACGTTCTGTTCGCAACGATCAAGGCAGGTAAGACGACGGCGTCAGAACTCGCAGCGTCGCTCGGTCAGGTCGCGCCCGTTGCGGCTGCGGCAGGCGTCTCGCTTCAGGAGGTCGGCGCAGCGTTCGCGACCCTGACCTCCCGTGGTATCAACACCGCAGAGGCCGCAACTCAAATCAAGGCGACCATTCTCGGAATCACCAAGCCGTCGAAGGAAGCAGCCCGCGCCCTCGAGGACCTCGGCGTCACCGCTGAGTCGCTGTCCGAGACTGGCCTCTCCGCAGCGCTCGCGAAAGTGAACACTGCGCTCGCCGAGGGCAACGTAAAGATCGGTGAGCTATTCCCGAACACCAGAGCGCTCCAGGGCGTGACCGTTCTCGCGGGTAAGGGCTTCGACAAATTCGGCAAGAGCCTTGAGGCGACGGTTGCCTCGGCAGGCGAGACCGCTAACGCGTTCGACAAGATCAGAGAGGCGACCTCGTTCGCGTTCGGTCAGCTTCGCCGCACTATCGAAGACACGCTTCGCCAGGTCGGCAAGGCGATTGACCCGTTCGTCGCAAGAGGGATCAAGGCGTTCGCTAAGTTCTCAGCGTCGGCGAGGTCCGAGGTCGAGATTCTTGCGGACGTCCTGGTCAAGCAATTTACGCCAGCCGTCGAGGAAGCCTTCGGGGAGCTAGAGAAGTCTGCCGGTGAATCAGGCGACCTTGCCTCCAAGGCGCTCGACGCAATCGCGAACTCGTTCAGCTTCGTTGGTGACGCGATACGCGACAACGCGCATGTCGTCGCTGCGATCGCGACCACGTTCGAAACCCTCGCTGACGTCGTGAAGGTCGCTGGGAACATTCTCGTCACAGCGTTCACGGCTGCGCTGGTGACGGCTGGCGGGGCGGTCGTTGTATTCCTCAAGCTCGGCAAGGGCTTCCTCAGCCTGTTCCGAATTGGTATTCCGGACGCGCTTGAGGAGGCGACAGAAAGCGCGAAGGTGTTCACGAAGTTCATGGCTGTCGCGACGGTCGCCGGCCTCAAGAAGACCGGCGAAGCCATTGAGGACCTCGGCGACGCCGCCGAGACTTTCGACGGGATCGTCGTCAAGGCACAGAGCTACACGACGAGCGCTGAAAAGGCGGCAGCTGCGACTCAAGAGCTAAACGACAAGGTGAAGGAGGCCAGAGCTTTCAAGGAGCAGGAGGACAGGGTAGACAGTCTCCTCGACAAGATTGACGCGCTCGGCAAGACCTCGGAGGAGGCCAGCGAGGGACAGGACAAGCTCAAGGTTGAGACGGAGGAAGCAGCTATCGCCTTCACTCAGTTCGACACCGCCGTGACCGCGAGCAAGACGAACACTGACCTCTTGAACGAGGCGCTCAACCGAGCAAGTATTTCGACGGGTGGCGTCGCAACGTCTGCGAACGAGGCCGCGACCGGGGTCGACAAACTCAACACCGCGACCGTCAGTGCCGCAACCTCCGCTGACGAGGCTGCGACAGGGATCGACAAACTCACCGCGAGCTCTGCGGCCGCGACGACCGCGACTGAGACCATGACTACCAGCGCGGCTGCTGTGTCCATGGCGTTCCAAATGTTGGTGGAGACCACAGCAACCGCTGACGAGGCCCTGGAGAAAAGCAAGTCAGCGATTTCAAAGCTTCAGCAGGAGGCCACCCTGACACGCGAGGGCTTGATCCTTCTGTCGACTGTTCTCGGTGGCGAGTTCCAAGCCGCTGGAGACCAGGCGGCAGTCGCGCTCGACAAGGGGAAGATCAGCGCGGGTGACTTCCGTATGGAAATCGAAAACCTCGTAGAGCAGCAACGCGCCGCAGCCCTCGGACTGAACAACCTCGTGACCCCGCTATCAAAGCTCGGGAGTGGCTTCCAGTCTCTTTCGACGTTGGCCGGTGAGGCCCGCGCTGCGATCGGCTCGAGACTGCGAGACGCCTTTGAGGGCTTCACCAAGGCGGTAGACAAGACCGACGAGGGAACCGGGAGGCTAATCGACAGGATCTTTGAACTCGGTGAGCAACAGACGAAGCTCGCTGGCCTGAACGACACGACCGTCGTCAGCTACGAGAAGCTCGGCGAGGCGAACCGTGGCCTTCGCGACGAGGTCGTTGACGTCTCGCAACGCATTGGAAGCGACCTCAAGCCGCAGCTGGACAAGCTACTTGAGGCGTTCAACGCGGGCATAATTGGTGCCGACGCGTTGGGAGTAGGGCTTGGCAAGCTGAAGGACAAGGCCGGTCTCGTCGTGGACCTTCCGGTCGAGCAGTTCACTCTCTCGTTTGCGAACGGCCTGGACGCTGTCGCGAAGTCTGCCGACGGTGCAGCCGAGTCGCTTGAGAAGGTCTCTGAAGCGACAACCGACGCGATCAAGCGGGCTGCGCAGCTGAAGAAGGAAGGGGACAGACTCGGTGCCTTCGGGTTTGAGTCTGGTCGCCGGCCCGGTGGCGAGAGTCGCGGCGAGGCAACGAACAGGCTCAGGGGAAGCTTCGGCTTTGGGATTCGTCGGGGCCGCAGCATAGGGCAAGGTCGCGGCGGGCAATTCCAGCAGCAGCACCAATCAGGAACAGGCGTCTTCGCTAACGGTGGTCCGGTCCTCAAGACAGGCAGACCGCAGGTTGACGCTGGCGAGTTCATTCTCTCCCAGCGCGGGCTGTCCGACATGGGGCGTACCCTTGGGAACCTACTCAATTCGGGCAGGGGTAGCACCGTCGTCAATCAGACAAACACGTTTCAGGTCAACAGCGTCACGCCTGACGGGAACGGGAACGACGCGATCAACGACCTCGCGTCCAAGCTTAGGCCAGCCCTCCTGCGAACCGGCAGGCTTGCCGCGAACCAGAGCCCACTCACATGAGCAATACACGCATGACCGCCGAGATCCCTGGGCGCGGCACGATTCAGATTACGCTTCGCTCGCCAGAGTGGGGCGACACCCTTCGGCTCGGTCGTCGCTGGAACGTCGGCCAGACCGAAGCGGGTTCGCAGTTCTTTCAGGACGAAGGGATTGAGACCGAGTTCTACGAGGCGACGTTCTCCGACCTGAACCTTTGCGAGCGAGCGGACCTTGAAGCGTTCTTTGCCCAGGACGCCGTGAACAAACGAGGCTTCCCGTTCCTGCTTGAAGTGACCGAGAACACGTCGCTCGGGTTCGTCGTTGGGACCGCCCAGGGACTCTCGACGCTTGACGGCGTCTCGACCGCCGACGTCGTCGTGCCTACGACTGCTAGCTTTGGCTTCGTCCGGCTGGATCAGTCAGAGGTCGAATTCGCTGCGACACCTGGCGGGCGTTACACTACGAGCCTACGATTCAGACGCGAACAGCAGCCCGTCTGCTAAGGAGAAACAAATGGCCGGAACGATCAACTACAACCGTCCCAAGAGCGCACTCGTGAACGTCGCTCCCATGGTTCACACGCTACTCGTGAGCGAGCTCCCTGACGCGCCTGCCGCAGTCGGCGGCACCGGCACGACCGGTGTCCTTAGCGCTGAGATTCAGGTTGACGCCGACGAAGCAGGCGGCGCCGACATTCAGACCATGTACACGCTCGTCGCTACGCCGACGATCACGAGCGACGGCAAGCACACGCTCACGGTTGTCGTGACGCCCGTTGGTGGTGACGGCACGACCCTGCCCGCGCAGACACTCGCCGTCCTTCACCCCGAGACGGTCGACGGCTGGCAGTCTGCTGCTGGCAACGGACGCCTGCCCTAGTCCTAGAACAGAGGAGTCAGCATGTCAGCAACAGTCGAGGTCCGGGTTCTCCACGGTGCAGCACCCGGTCTCGGCGTGGACGTGACGTCGCAGACCCTTGAGCTAAAGCAGGCTGACAACGACGTCGTCGACGGCTCCTTCCCGGTGCCGGTCGGCGCCGTCACGAACTACTCGTGGCGCAAGACCTTTCAACTCGTCGTGACCGGCCCGCCAGACAATCAGATTGGGAACCTTCGGTTCTTCTCTGACGGCGGGTCGCTTGGCGTTGGTCGGACGGTTCTGTTCAACAGGGCCGCGGCCTACACGCAGGCAACCGTCGCTGACGAGACGACACCGATCAGCGCTGTTGATTCGGTCTCGCTCACAAGCGTCGCTCCCGAGGTGCTCGTGCCCGGCCAGCTGGTGAGTGACGCTGACCCGGTCCCGACGAAAGGGACTGGCCAAGACCACGTCGAAATGCAGCTAGCCGTTGACCCAACGGCACAGGTCGGAGACAGCGCGGGCTCACTTGCCTACCGCTACCGCTACAACGAGTCCTAGCCAGCCAGAGGAGGCGCACATGGACAGCCCTGACGCAAGACTTGCACGTCTTGTCACGCAAGCGAAGAAGGTACTGGAGTCGAGCGAAGGCACGATCTCAGACCTCGCCCTCTCGCTTGCCCACTCGGTCCTCGAGCACGCGGAAGTTTCGACCGAGGAGCCGCCGCCTGGTCCTTCGAAGTTCTCCTTCAAGCTTGACGACGAAAAGCCGAACTCAAAGACAGTTACGAGCCCTTGAGCCTCGCGACGTGGTCGATCCTGTTCGCTGACGGGTCGGTCAAGAAGGGTCGCGGTATCAAACCGCCTCCCGGTTGGTTCAACGACGTGAAGCGCTGCGTCGGCCTCGCGCTCAAGCTCACGGGGAACATTCCTGTCTTCGCGGTCAGGCCGGTTTGCAGCAACGACGTTGACCGAAAGGTCGGCAGCTGCGGAGGGACCGAGACGGCCCGTTACTGGGGCCTCAAGCCTGAGCCTGGATCGCAGGTCTGGATCTTCCCTCGTGGTGACCTGCTCGGGCTCGGGAGAGACGTTTGCGAGGTCGAGCGATTGGTGCTCGCGTTCCAAGGTAAGGTGAAAGCCGAGAAGGTAGCCGGTGGTCCAGATCAACGAGGTCAGTCCGAGTAGGTTCCGTTCTGGGGACTTGATTACGATTCACGGCTTCGGCTTCTCGCCAGACTTCGGCGAGAACCAGGTCGCGATTGGTGGGATTCCCGAGGTGCTCCAAAGCGAGAGCGCGACCGAACTCACCCTCATTGTTCCTGCCGGTATTCCAGAAGACGACTGGGTCTCGGTCTTCGTCTTCCGAAGCGACTCGCTCGACAATGCGAGCGACCAGTGGTGGTCGGGTGGTGCCGTCTCAGACCTTCGCGACGGCACAACCAGGGTTCCTGGTCAGATCCCCGGAGAGGCCGAGCGTGCGAACCCGGTTCGCGTTGAGGACGTACCGCAGGCTCAGGACTACGAGCGGCTCGCGACGGCGATAGAGCACTTGCTGTTCGACGTCCTGTCGACCGTTGGTGACCTCTTTGGATTTGACGGCGCGAGCTTGACGCCTGTTCCGATTGGCGCAGCTGGGAACGTCTTGCGAGCGAACCCTGCCGCAGCGACGGGCATGGACTACGCCGGCCTCACGCGTGCTCAGACGTTGTCGTGGGGCGGTCGCAAGGCCGCCGGGGCGGTCACCCTTGGATCGCTCACTCCCAATGCCTCCTCGGACAACCTCGGCGCGGTCTTCGGTGACCACGTCTCACCGAGGACCGGGACCATGCGCGAGCTCGTCGTCCTGTTCGCCGAGGGCTCGGCTGGCGACACGCTCGACAACGTTGAGGTCGAGATCAACGGGGCCCCTCTTTACGCTTCCGCAGCCGGGCTCGCGATACCTCCTGGCGGCACGCACGTCGTTGACCTTGGCCTGGCTATAAACGTAGGCGACCTGACGCAGGTCAGGGTCAGGAAGATCGGGACGAACGGGACAGCCGACTTCGTCGCGCAGGTTGAGATTCGCTAATGCCGACCGTCGCAACAATCAGTCCAGGCAGAGGCCGACCCGGTGACGTCGTGCTCGTCAACGGAGTAGGGTTCAGCGCTGTCGTCGGACAGAACCAGGTGACGATCGGCGGGCTTCCGGCTGGCGTGAACGCCGCGAGCGCGACGCAGTTGGAGGTTGTGATCCCAGGCGGGCTCGCGGTTGACCAGCATGTGCCAGTCGTCGTGAACAACCTCGACGACGCCACCTCGTTCACTTGGTATTGGTGGTCGAAGGACACCGTCGCGAACACAGCAGCCATGGTCTTGCGCACCAAGATCCCGGGCTTCGACGAACGCGCTCGCGGACTCGGTCGCTATGTCGCGAACAACGCGACAGCCGAGGCCCGTTACTTTGAGCGCATTGCAACGAAGATCCTTCTCGTCACGGATATGCTTTCCGCGAAGGGGAACTTCTGGAGTCGAGCAGCTGCCGAGCTTGGCGTTCGCCAGGCGCTCGCCGGCACGCTCGGTCAACCGTTCGTCTCTGCGGTCAGCGCTGTCGGTGGTCAGTTTCAGGACCGTCGTTGCTCGACGCTTCATTGGGGCTGCTCGCTCGACGTGGCGATCACTTCGCTGCTCGCGGTTGCGAACGGCATGGACTCGCAGCAGCCAGCGGTCGCAGGGTCAACGACGAAGCAAGTCGTTCCGTTCACGGGCCAGATCGTCCTTATGTCCATGCGTGAGCGGTTCAGCGCAAGCAGTCGCGTCAACAGCATTGAGGTCCTGGTGAACGACGTCTCGGTTCTCTTGCTTCAGAACGGAGACCCGGATTTCCCTGGTCCCGGGATTCGCAACGGTCAGTCGCTGACGTTCTACCCTGGGCTCGCGGTGACGCAAGGCGACAGCGTTCAGGTTCGCGTCACAAGAAACAACACGACGACCGACTGTGCCGTCCTGGCAACCGCGTTGGTGGTCTAGCATGCCAGTAGAGATCACGACGCTTGGCTTGAACCGAGTGCGTCGCACAGACCCCGCGCCGCAAGTGACCGTAGACGGAACAGGCTTCAGCGCTGCAAACAACTCAGTGTTCGTGTCAGGGTCGCCAGCCGCTATCGTCGTCCAAGGCACAACTCAGATCACATTCAACTTGCCGCCGCCGTTTACCTTCGGCTTCATTCCCGACGTTCGGTCGATCCACGTCCCGGTGCTCGTCGTGAACAACGACACGGGAGAGGTCAGCACCGAAGCGTTCGCCTGGATCAAGGCCGACCTTGACGAAGTCGCCGACGAGCGGATCGCCACGCCGATTCCTGGTCCGTTCGAAGTCACTGCCGCACCCGAGTCGCCTGACGTCTTTGAAGCTCGCGACATGCACAGGCTCGCCGCGCTCATTGAGTCTTTGCTTGTCGACGTCTCAGCAGGCAACGTCCTCGCATGGGACGGCGCAAAGCTCGCGGAGCCGACTGGCGTGAAGGGTGGCGGCGGTGGGCAGGTCCTCACCGTTGACCTCGCAGAACCGACGAGCTTGAAGTGGGCGTTCGAACTCGACGCATGGCTTCAGTTCGGCGTGACGGTTTCTTCGGGTTTGACTTTGAACATGATCGCGAACGGCGACGGGACAAGCTTCGCCGGTTCCCCTGGTCGAGAGAACTGGGCGCTCGACGACGGCACGCTTGACTTGGTCAGTTGGCGCGGGCGGTCGAGCGGCGGCGGGACGATCGTGCTTGCCCGGGTATTGGTGAACGGTGTGCAGCAGTTCACGTCGGGCGCGATCTCGGTTTTCAGCTACACGCAGGCGATCAACGTGCCCGTCCTGAAGGGCGACAAGGTCGAGCTTGAATTGACTTGCTCGGTCGGCTTAGGTCACGCGGTCGCCTGCGTTGGCGGCATTCGGCTCCTGGTAGACTGAGGCCATGTTCGGGAACAACTCACTCGCGACGTGGGGGACGAGTCAGTGGGGAACGATCCTTCCCGCACCTGGGGCTGTGTTCGCCCTGAACGGAAACGTGAGCGGCGACCTCGACAAGACGTTTGCCCTGGACGCGAACGTGGGCCTCGAGGACCAGGACGCAACCTTCGACCTCGACGCGACGGTCTCAAGGGACGAAGACGCTGTCTTCGCTTTGAGCGCAGCCATTGCCCTATTGCCGCCAGCCGTCTACGCGCAGATCACGACGAGCCCTTACCTCTTGGTCGAGTTGCTTCTTCCTGCTGGGCCGATAAGGGTCGCGACGAAATACCGGTGCGCCCTCGGGAGGACCTTCTCTCCGAGGCTTCGCAAGGGCGGTCAAATCCTTCGGACGATTGGCGTAGGAACAGACGACCTCCGGCTTGAGCTCGACGACACGACAACGTCAGGCGCTGAGAGGTTCCGTGACCTCTTCGCCGCCGACGCGCCAGAGGGTTCCCTGGTCAGCGTTTGGCTCGGCGCAGACGGCGCGGCCGACGGTGAGCACCAACTCGTGTTTGAGGGAAAGATCGAACACGTCCAGGGCTTCAGTAAAACTGTAGCCAGGATACAGGTCGTCAGGCGCGAGCAAGTCGAGGACGTGATCCTCGGGCAACTCATAGACGCCGTTGCCTTCCCTGACGCGCCGCCCGAGACGATTTCAAGAATGCTCCCAGTCGTTTTCGGGACGCTCGACTCGCACGCTGGCGTCGTGGTCAACACGAACGTCCTCGGTTCGCTCTTGGTCAACGTGTTCACTGCCGACGTCGTCGTCCAGCTGGTAGACGCTTCCGAGTTCCCTGCAGCTGGACAGGTAAGGGTCGGCGGCGAACTGATCGACTACACGACAAAGGTCGGGGACGACCTCGGTGGTCTGACTCGCGGGGCTGCTGGTACGATTGCAACGGACCACCCGAAGGGCTCAGAGGTCGCTGAGGTCGGAGCGTTCCAAGTCAAGTTCGCGTCTCACTCGCTCGGCTTCCTCCGTCGCTTCAAGCTACGCCTCCCGAACGGCAACCTCGGCGACCCCGTACCGCAGCCCACGACGGTTGACCCGCTCACGGCACTCGCGACGTGGGACGAAGGGCTCCCACAGATTCGCGACCCCGACGCTCGGCCGACCTATCAGCGCATTCACTTCAAGGAACCAGACGCCGCGAACACGGCTTTGAATGCTCAGTTCGCCTCGCGTGAGAGCACCGGCTACGAGTGGTCCAAGGTCGCTCAGGTCCCAGGCGGTTCGACGCTCGCGCTCACGACGCACGTCGAAGGCGTCGGTCAACCGGGTGACATATCGCGTGCCTGGATTGGGTCAATCCACGACGTCCTGTCGGTGCTCGGGATCATTGCGCACGTGAACGCCGGGTCCTCCTCGTTCATTCTTAACGCTTTCGACACGGTGCCCGATTCGATTGCTCGCAACGACGAGAAGACCGGAGACCGTATCTACGACGTCCCGCCTCCGGTCGTTGACGTGTCGGCTCCTGCGCTCATTGACTTCTCGGCAACGCCGCAGAACGTCGTTGACCCCGGCCTCTTCGTGACCGTGAGCCGCGCCAGCAACGCCGTCGACAAGAACGACGACACGTTTGCCTGCTACCAATTCGTCGGCATTGGCGAGGCGATCGTTGCAGGCGGCGGCGACGTTATCTGCCGCTGGACTCAACAGGAGTGGGAGTCGGCCTTCCCAATCGGCTCGACCCCTGCCTTTATTGAAATCCGTGCGCTCATGGGCACGACGCTTATTCCCCTCTCGTCACCGTGGGAGGTCTACATAACGCTGGACGGTGTCGAGGTTGTCGGCACGCGTCTTAAGTGTCAGACGGCGAACCCTGCCGGTGGCTTTGCTGGGTTCATTGCTGGCGTCGAGGAGTTCAAGCTTCCGATCACTGGCGCAATCGACACCTCGATAGTTGACGCCTGGGAGCACTACGAGTTCGTCATGCACCCGGTCACGGGCGTATCGACCGGGCTCTGGTGCGCTCACGAGGTCTCGCTTCAAGGTCAGAACACACCGCCGTTGCCCGTGATCGACGTCTTGCAGGACACGCGCCGCAGCGTCACGAACTACTTTGAGGTCACGGACCAACTCCTCCTCGTTGACGGCGAGAAGTCGTGGGATTCATTTACTGATCCGGCGGCGCTTGGTCGCGTGACCTTTACGACTGTCGGTGGCGAGCCGCTAATCATTGAGACGTTCTGGGTCGTTGAGTTCACGCCGTTCGTCAAGGTTTCGCACCGCGTGCCCGACGTCTTCGCTGACGTCACCGGTCTCGTCCCGAGCGGCTCACCGACAGAGATTGCTCGCACGTTGATTCAAAGGCCCGCACCCGAGGGGCTCGGACTCGGGCCCGACAGAATTGATCAGTCGGCCTACATTGCGGCTGCGTCGTCCCTTGCCGCGGACCAGGTGAGGGCCGACTTCGCGCTGAGCACACGAGTGTCTGCCGTCGGGCTCCTCTCCGAGCTTGCCGGGCAAGTCGATTGCCGAGACACCTGGAACAACAAGCTGCACCGTCTAGTCCGCTTGCCGAGGGCAGACACGCTCATTCCCGTTGACCACGACTTGTCTAAGGGCGACTACCTCCGTCTAGGCGCTGGCGTCTCGGCGAAGTCTTTCGGGAGGACCTCGACGCGTGAGGTTGCGAACCGAGTGACCGCGACTTGGCGGCACTACGCCCCGAGCGGCGACACGAGCAAGACGGTCGAGTTGAACGACGCCGCGAGCCAAGCCTCAAACCTTGGTCTCCGCGAGGGCGTGCTTGAGCTCCAGCTGCTACAGGACGACGCCTCGGCAAACCTTGTCGCGACCCGGAAGCTCGAGCGCCTGCGAACGCCGCGCTGGACCGTGAGCCTCGACATTCCGATCTACGCCCTCAACTTCAAGGCGGGCGACTTGGTCTCCAGTACGGACCCCGAGTTCTCATTCCAAGTCGGCGAGATTACACAGGTAAACTTGAAGGCAGACAGGCTGAAGAGGGTGGGCCTTCTTATCGTCGTCTGGCTCAAGTAGGAGAGCGTTATGCCAACAGGATCAAGTCACCATTTCGACGGGCTGCAAGACGGGCAGGGCAACCTCTCCGACGCGAACCTCAACAGCCTTGACGCCGGTTGCAATGTTCACGCGGTGCTCGGCAAGCTCCTCGTCAACATTGAGCCCGGTCGGTTCGTTTCTTCTGCTGCGTTTGAGGACTACGCCGGCGCGATCGACCAACCGGTCCCAGCCTCAACGGTTGCCGGTGTCGTCTACCTTCTCCCGGCTGGCCCAACGCTCGTGATCGCGGCGGGGCCATTCCCGGGCGGCGAGCACATGCCGCTTGCCGAGTTCGATTCGGACGGCGTTCAGGTCCTGGCGATCCGCGACAAGCGGGCAACGGTCGGGACGAGCGTCATTGGTGGAGGCCCGCCCTCTGGCGCAGCCGGTGGCGTGCTCTCCGGCACGTACCCGAACCCCGGGTTCGCAGCTGGCGCGGTCCTTAACGCTCACGTGAACGCCGCCGCCGCGATCGCGGAGTCCAAGCTCGCGCTGAATAACCCGACGCACGCGAACGCGAACGACCCGAGCGCTGGCGAGAAGAACGCGCTCGCGGGCACGACTGGAGTCCCAGGCGGCGGCAACGAGTACGTGACGACGACAGACCCGCGCATGGCTGACGCACGGACGGCTGCGGCGCACGCAGCGTCTCACCAAGACGGAGGTGCCGACGAGGTCGCAACGATCACGCCAGCCGCAGACTCGATCCCGAAGGCGCTCGGGACGGGCAAGCTGGACGACGCATGGGTGAACCTCCAGGTGCGCGGACGCGACCGGGTATACGCCGTAGCTGAAGGGCGCACGACGACGACGCTCGCGCTGCCGCAACTCAAGCTCCAGGTCATTACGCCAGTGCTCACCGGGACCTACATGGTTCACTGGCAGGCCGACGTCGACAACAATAACTCGGTGCTGCTCGGCACGGTCAGGCTCCAAGACGTGAGCGCCGCAGCGACTCTCGATCAAAACGAATACGGGAACGCTGCGATTCCCCTCACGGCACCGAAGCGCGTATCTGGATTCGTCGAGCTCGTGCTTGTCGCCGAGACCAAGACAATCGAGATTCAGTGGTTCGACCAGGCAGGCGGCGGCACGCAGGGAATCCAACGTGCGCGGATTGAATTCTTCAGGGTCGGCTAGTGGCACAAAGGCGCGACGCAACTAAGCAGGTCATTCTTGAGACCCTGGAGGGCGTCCAGGTCTGGCTCGGGGAATGGTCTGCTGTTCACGAGGCGTTGTTCTTGCCAACCGGCGCTCTCGACTTCCCGATCGCCGGAGCGACTACAGAGAACCCGCCACCGAATCGCGTTCGGCTCAGATACAACGCCGCTGGAACTGCTTTCGAGTTCGTGGACGACGTCGGGACCGTCTATCCGATCGGCGGAGGCGCAGGCGTTTCTGATTTCCTCGCGCTTCTCGATACGCCAGCGTCCTACGCAGGCCAGGCCGGCCTGGTGGCAGCCGTGAACGCTGGCGAGACTGGCATGGAGTTCGTTGCCCAGAGCGGGGGCGGTAGTGGTAGCGGGCTGGCTCGCCTTCGTTCGATGCCGAGCGCCTGTGGGTTCATTGACGCAGCCGGCGCCGACGACGGAAAGCAGACAGCGCGTCAATATCAGGGGCTTGGCCTGATCCTTGTCGAGGGCTTCCAGGTTTACGCGGGGACCGGCGGCCCTGCAAGCCCCGGTGACGAGTCGGACGACGCTGGTGGCAGGACGTCGTTCGTAGAGTTGTCGATGTTCGATGACACGCCAGGCGTAAACGCCACAAACTTCACGCTAAGAATTGCGATGCCCGAGGGCTTTACCGAGTGGGGAGATGATGGGATCCGCTGGTACACGAAAGTTATAAGCGCGACTGGGCCAGGCGGGCAGATCGACCCAACCATCGAGGTGTTCAATCCTCTCACTGGCGCTAGCTACGGGCCGATGCAGGCCACCCGCGCCGTCCCAGAGGCGTCGCTGCCCGAGACCGCCTATGTGATCCTTCAGATAACAAAGGCCCAGCTTGATGCCGAGCTCGCCGACTTCACGGCGGCCGCAGCGGGCGATGGAGTCTTCAAGCTTAAATGTAGCTTCCCTGCGCTGGGCGGCTTCTTCCCTGGCGAACAGTGGATTACACGTCTAGGCGCCATCGACATTGACTGGGTAGGGTCTGGCGGCGGCGGCGGTGGCCCGACCTTCGACCCTGATACGATCCTGGTCAACGCATCGGGCTCCGTCCTGACTAACGGCACAAACGTACTGGTGAGTGGATAATGGCATTGCACAGCGCAGAGGTTCCGGGCTCAGTCCACGTAGCCCATAACTTCGAGCTCGCTGACGCAGCGGCTCGGATGGCCTTCACCTACGCGGCAACCGACGTCGGCAAGGTCGTCAGGCAGATAGACGACGGCTCTTTCTGGTTCGTCAAGAGCACGGCTCCCACGTTCTCCGAGGTTGGCGGCGGTGGCGGCGGTGGTGGTGGAACCGCCGAGATATTCTTTGCGGCCGGCAAGCAGGACAAGGACAGCGGCGACCACGCGGTGACCGAAATTAAGTCCGGCAAGGACAGTAATTTCGAGTTTCATATTCCGTATGACTTCGCCTCCCTTGTGGAGATCGCCCTGAAGTTCATCCCCGATGCAAACTCGGACGGTCCCGGCCAGGATGTAGACCTGACATCGGACTACGCGGCGGTCGGGCAGAACAAGTCAACGCATTCAGAGACAGACACGACATCAACATACGACCTCGGAACGGTCGGCAACGTCGAGGAGCTCGACCTGTCTGGAGTCTTCAACTCACTTTCTCCGGGAGACTCGTGCGGCGTAAATGTTGCTAACAACACGGCCGGAAACATAGACGCCATCGGCTTGCGTCTTAGGTATTCAAAATGATAGAGGCTGGTCGGTCTTGCGGGGAGTGCTCTTTGTGCTGCTTCGCTCCGTCTATCCCATCCATAGGGAAGGAGCAGTACAGCCGCTGCGATCACCAGGCCGTCTCTCCTAGTGGTAGCTGCGGCATATACGAAGAAGAGAGACCCCCCGCGTGCTCCAACTGCCTGTGGATTCTTGGCCTCCTCGAAGAGGAAGATAGGCCAGACAGGATAGGGGTCATCTTCGAGTCGCCAGATTCGATAAGGAAGACAACGAACGTCACGAGGGCGAGGCTAGTGAACGCCACGAATAGGGGCCGCCTTGTCGTCAAGGCAATCTCTAGAGTGATGCTCCTGGTCGTCACAGACAGGTACGGAAACATGGCAGCAGAAGGACCCAAGGCGCTACCGATAGCGAAGGTGAATAGGTGAGCAGCCAGTACGCGTACGACTCTTCGGACGTCCACCTGCACACGCTTTCCAAGGAGGTCGAGGGGGAGCTGCCTGGGCTGAGCTTCACGGCCTCTGTTAACTCGACAAACCCAGAGCCCAGCCTGGTCTTCGTGTTCGAGCTAGCCCTCTCGGCGGGCGATCTGGTGACGCTGTCCGACGCCATTGACGATCACAAGTCAGGAACATCACCGCTCAAGCTTTCAGCGTACAAGTCCGAAAAGCACGACCAGATCGACGTGCGGAGCAATGAGCTGACATTCATCTCGTTCGATTACGACGGAAAGACATTCTCATCAAGCAGGGACACGGTGCTAAAAACCTCGACGGCTGCGACCGTTGACCTGATGGGCTCCCTCCCTTACCCACTCAACATATCGACACTGGACGGTGAGCCGTACTCACTGGTTGACCAGGCCGCGTTCAGGGCGTTCTTCTTAACGATGTTCGGGTCTGGCGCAGCTCACCACACCTCAGGCAAGGCGCTCAAGGACCAGGTAGACGCTGCCGAGTCTTGCGCAGAGGTCGATGCCGTGGTGGACGACAGGTAGGCATGGAACAACAAGGGCTGGGTCGAACTGAAGGCGAGCACTTTCCCGGAGGAGTTTGGGACGGCAAAGATCGGCGGCACGAGGATTGACGGCGGCAAGGTGATTCGCTGCCGGTTCCACAACACGGGCGACACCGACGTTCGCGTTTCGATTCGCCTTGAGTTCCTTTATTGAGGTAGAGCCATGCTGGTCTCAGGAGCATTTCGCTGGAGGCACGTAGGCGTCAAGCTGCGTAGCCGACTAAAGATCGTTGGGATCTTGAACGGGTGCGGACCGAAAGGCGGACCGAAAGGCGGGTGGCTCGCGAGCGTCCTGCCGAGCAGAATCCTCGGACTGCACATTGAGGAGTTCTGCGATTGGCATGACTTCAACTACACAATCGGCGGAAAGGAAGCCGACCGGGTCAAGGCCGACTGGCAGTTCTACGAAGCCACTTACGCGCAAGCGATCGCGCTCACCGAGTCGTCGTGCAAGCGCTGGCTTCGACCGCTCTACACGTTCGTCGCCTGGGCCCTGTACCGCGCCGTCTGGCTGGACGGTCGCAGGCACTTTCACTACGGAGACCCGAGAAGCGAGGAGGACGTCATGCTGCTCCTCTCGGCGGCTGAGCGCGAACTCGGGATAGCCGCATAGCTCACGCCGAATCGCCTGGTAGACTGACCGGGGAGGCAACCCATGGCCAACAATCTAAGAAACCCCGTCGAGGTCAGTCCCGGCGTTCGTGACACGGACCAGGACGGCACCCCCGACGTCAACACGGTGTCAACCCCGTTCGGCGAGACCAAGGGAACCGACTGGGTCTCCGAGTGGTTCGCGATCGACGGCGTCGAGCACGGTGCCGAAGAACTCTCCGTCATGTGCTTTGTCGATTGGCAGGGAGCTACGTTCATTGACCTGCTCCCGCAACTGCGCCACGACCAGGACGCCAAGCCCGCCGACCCGCAGGGACTCGTTCGCGAGGCCGAGGCGCTGCCCGTCGCGGTGTTCGACGGCTCGCGCCTCGACACGAACTTTGAAGCCGTGCAGGACACCGTTCGGTTGCTCGCTGCGAACTTCCGAGTTGACCCCGGTTCGCAGGAGGTCGCGTTCGCTGTCGGCGGCGTAAGCCAGGTTCGCTTCCTGGCCCAGTCCGACGGCGCTCCGGTGCTGCGCATGCAGCTGCTCTCGGGTGGCGGTTGGCGTGGGGCTTAGCGCAGACCGCTCGCGCAACGCTGTCTCGACAGCCCTTGGCGAGCCGCTCACGCTCAAGCGCGGCAACCGACTCCCGGGTCTGACCGCGAACTTGTTTGCCCCTGACGGGAACCCAGCTTCCTTGCCAGGGACCGTCACGTTCAGAATGCGAGAGGTCTTCACCCGCGTGACCAAGATCGCAGCTGGCGCGGTCACGATACTTGACCCCGGGACAGCGTCGGTGCTCTACGCTTGGCAGGCGACCGACACGGACACGCCAGCCGTCTACGAGGCATGGTTTGATCACACCGACTTGAGCGGCCGCGTCGAGTCCTACCCGAGTCAGGGAGCCATGCGTGTCAGGGTTGAGCCATAGCGACCCAGCGTTCCGCGACCCCGTAAGAGGGGACAGGATCAGGAGGGGCCCGAACGAGTACCGCGTGACTGGGCGCGGCGTTGCCCGCTCAGTCCGGTTCGTCCGGTTGACCGATTCAGGGCACAGCCTGGTCGGGCAGAAGTCGATTCAGTGCTGGCGACGGCTAATCGAGACCGGCACAGTCGTTGAGCACGGCGGTCGCTAGACGACGTCCTTCCAGAGCGTCCCGTCTTCGATCTTCGCAATCGTCGTCCGGCTGACCTTGAACAACGCAGCGAGACGCGTCTTCGTTGCGCCAGCCCGAAGGTAGCGCTTGATCGACGAAGCTTGTTCCCTCGTGAGCGCCTGCCCTTTCTTCCTGCCACCGCGAGCCCGCTGATTGCGAACGGCGTCGGCCCTGTTCTCCTTTCGCGTTCCCCAACGGAGATTCGACAGCTTGTTGTTCAGCGGGTCGTCGTCCCAGTGGAGTCCCTCTTGGCCCTCGGGACACTTCCCGCTGAAGGCAAGGAGGACGAGTCGGTGCAGCAGTCGCGGGTGCGTCTTGTCGTTGCGCCGCAGCGAGACCCGCTGGTGACCCGACCCGCACGGCTGCGGCTTGAGACACTTGTTTGTCCTGCCCGAGTGAACCCTTCCGAGGTTCGATACCAAGTAACCCGGGAATCCCGGGACCTGCCTCCATTGCTCGTGACCGAACGCGCTCATGCTCCTCACGGTACAGCACTAGGCTCCAGCCACAAACGCTCCTTCGGTGATCATGCCGACCGAGCGTCTGTCTATGTTGGCTGGAGCCAGTCCTACAAAGACAGATCGCCGAAGGCGACTGAGCCTGACGAAGTCAGGTCTGTCTTTTCATTCGTCTGTACAGCAAGCGACCCCGACTACAAGAGCCGAGGCCGTTACTGCGCACTCGAGCGGAGCTCGAGGGCCGCGGTCATAACGAAGGCGAAAGGGCCGCAGGCCCGGTTCTGCGAAGCAGAATTTGCCTTCGTCATGACCTTCTACGTGTGGACTTGGACCAACCTCAGAGGGCGAAACGCACCTCCTCAAACAGTAGCCACCGACGTCCTGTAAGAGAGGGAAGAATACCAACCTCGTCTGACAGAACGGGGTGAACCCTACGAACCCCGTGCAAGCGCCATGAACTCAGCGCGGGCTTCCGGCTTCGTGCGAAAGACACCGAGCGCACAGGACGTCACCATTCGCGCACCGGCCTTGCCTACGCCCCTGCAAGACATACACGCATGGGTTGCCTCAATCACCACGCAGACGCCGCCAGCGCTAAGGGCGTCGTTCAAGGTCGTCGCGATCTGAGTGGTCATGCGCTCTTGAACTTGCAGCCGCCGTGCGAAGCAATCGACAAGTCGCGCAAGCTTGGAGAGCCCGACTATCTTGTCACCAGGGAGGTAGCCGACAGTCGCGAACCCGGTGAACGGAAGCATGTGGTGCTCGCAAAGCGACGAGAAGGGAATGTCCCGAAGGATCACGACCTCGTCGTGCTTCTCGTCGAACTGCGTGCTCAGGATTTTCTCCGGGTCCTCGTGGTAACCACGGGTCATTTCGATCATGGCCTTCACGACCCGCTTCGGAGTGTCGTTCAGACCTTCGCGGTCCGGGTCTGGGTCTAGCAGTTCCAGTAGGCAACTGACACCCTCTTGGGCCTTCGTCTTGAGCATTGCTCGTCGTGTTTCTTCGTTCATGTTTGCAGCCTACCCGAGCGCCGGGATCACGACCGAGTCGGGGTCGAGCGAATACTCGGCGAGGTCTTTCACGTCAGCGATCCTGAACGCTTCGATTCGCTCGACGCACGTCCCGCACTTGCCGCAATGCTTCTCGCCGCCCTCGTAGCAAGTCCAGGTCGAAGCCCAGTCCACGCCGAGCTTGTCGCCGAGCCGGGCAATGTCGGCCTTGCTCTTGTTGACGAACGGTCGAAGGATTTGCTTCGGGTCGAAGTGGCACAGCTTCGCCGCCTCGTTCATTGCGTCGGCGAACTCGGGTCGGCAGTCAGGATAGACGGCGTGGTCGCCAGCGTGCGCAGCGTAGGCGACAGCGTCATAGCCGAGCGCAACGCAGCGGCCCAACGCGACAGACAGAAGGATCATGTTTCGGTTCGGGACGACCGTTGCCTTCATGGACTCCTCGGCGTAGTGCCCGTGCGGGACCGGAACGCTGTCGTCGGTGAGCGCCGAGCCCCCGAGTATGTCGCGGAGCGCCGTGAGGTCCGCGACGACGTGCGTGACGCCGAGCTTGTCGCAAGTGGCCTTCGCAAAGCCGAGTTCCTTCTTGTGCCGCTGTCCGTAGTCAATGGAGATCGCGGAGACCAGGTGGCCCTCGTCGCGCAGCTGGTAGAGAAGGGCGGTGGAGTCCATGCCACCTGATAGGACGCAAAGAATTTTCACGGTGTCGCCTCCTTGGCGATCGGTTGATTTGGAAGGAGCGGGAACGTGTAGCGTTCAAACGTCTCGGCGAGCCGGCGCTGGAATGCTGGCCTGTCCTTCTTCATGAGGATTCGAAGGCCCTCACAATAACTGCGAGCCTCCTGGTAGTCGAACAGTTCCCCGTTCTTCGCGTGCAGGACCGAGGCAATCTCCTTGATCCAAGACTCGGACCCCGCGAAGAAGTAAGCCTGCCCGCGCTCCGCGGCATGAACGTGAAGGTTCATGTACGCGTTGACGCCCATGAGTGACGCGAGTCCGGTGCGGCCTGTATACGCCGCCGGGTCCTGAAGGATTTTAGTCGTGACGTTACAGCGGCTCGCGTGGCGCAGAACGTAGGGCGCGAGCTTCTTGGCCTTGCTCATTCGACCGCGAGCCTTGTCGTAGACCATGAAGTAACCGGAGAGCCGACCGTGACCGAACGAGTGGGAGTCAACGGTCGCGATCGGCAGCTGGAACATTTCGGGGAGGCGCGTGTAGCCGAGCGCGTGAACCTTCGCGTTGCCGCCCGTCACCTTCGCGATTTGCTGGTATCGGTGGTGAGCGTACTGCGGTCGCGCTCCGACGCACCCGCCAACGCAGACGCGCCCGTCGAGGTAGGTGAGGAGCTTCGGGACAATGTCGAAGCTCATGCCGGGAGAGAACACGGGCATTGGAGTCAGCCCGTCCTGATACAGCTGGTCAAGCTGCATGGCGGTCACGGCTGGCCTGGCTGGGTCGTCGAGCGAGACGTATGCCCAGACGCGTCCGTGAACTTGCTGCATGGCCTTTGAGTAGCTCTTGAAGCTAATCGGCGGCACCTTCCCCTTGAGCTCGCTCACGAAGTTCGTGTAGCCGCCCGAGTCAATCAGGAGGTTCGCGACGTTGGTGATCGAGAGCATGTCCTCCCAGTCGCGAGTCCCGGGCTTGCAATGGGCAATCGTGTAGAGAAGGTTGAGTCGGGGAATCCTCATGCCTTCAGAAGCTCCGCTAGCGCAGCCCGTTCGGCTGGCTTGCCTGTCCCGAGGTCCAAGAGGTCTTGCCTGATCTTGCATGCGAGCGGGTAGTCAAACGTCTCACCGGTCTTCGCCGCCCTCACGGCTGCGATCACGCGGAGGTAGTTCTCCTCAAGCGCGAAGAAGAACATGGGGCCCGCGCTGCGCGACTCGCAGAAGTTGTGAATGTTCAGGAACGCGTTCACGGTCATGGTCGAGACGACGCTCATTTGCCCCTTCGTGTTCTCGCGCATGGCGTCGGTCGTCACCTTGCACTTCGCGGCGTGCGCGAGCATTGGGGGAGACCATTTGCCGAGCTTCTCGCTCAGCATGGTCCCGCGCCGCTTGTCGAACTTGCAGGCGGTGCCGAACCTCCCGCCTGACTGGTAAGAGGTGGAGTCACAGCTTGCGATCGGGACGCGGAACATATCCGGCAGGCGCGTGTAGCCAAGCGCGTGAACCTTGACCGAGCCCTTCGTGAGCTTCGCGATCTTCTGATACCGGTGGTGAGCGTACTGGGGCCGCGCACCAACGCAGCCCCCGACGCACAGCCACCCTTTCCCCTGCTCGGCAAGGCGCGGGACCTCGGCGAACGACATACCCGGAGAGAACACCGGCATGACGTCGAGGTTGATCTTCGCGAAGTAGTCGAGGTTCTCCTTCGTCACCTTCGCGTTGCCCGGGTCGTCGAGGGCAATGACCTTCCACGCCGCGCCACCGAGCGCACGGTGGCGCTCGACGTACTGGTCCCGGGTCAGGAGCGGCTCCCTGCCCCGGAGTTGCTGCGTGAAGTTCGTGTAGCCACCCGAGTCGATCAGCAGCCGGGCGTGCGGCGCTATCGTGAGGGCCGTCTCCCACGGCGGCGTCCCCGGTTTCAGGAACGCGAGACTGTAGAGGAAGTTGAGCACGGCTTACCCGGCCTGCTGAATCTCGGCTTCCCACTCGGGGAACGTCGCGAGGTATTCGCGAATGAGTTTGCTCGCCTCAATTACGCAGTCCGGCTTGAGCTTGATTTTGATTGAACCGTTCTCGGTTCGCGTCTCGCCGTCCTCGTCCGACACGTCGGGGAGCGGCGCGAAGTCTGCGCCGTCGACCAGGACCTTCAACTCGTTGAGGAACTCGGGCTCAATGCCAGGCACCTCGTAGTCGGCCTCGGCGAGCGTGCTCAACTGACTGAACAGCGCGGGGAGGTCCCAGACAGCTTGTTCCGACGTCCGGTTGTCGGCAATGGCGAACCCGGTCGCGGTTGCCGGGTCGTCGTTGACGAACAGGACTGCGGCGAAGCTGAAGCCACCCTCGCGGAGCGACCGCAGCGAACCGTTGCCCTTCTCGACAATCATGGTCCTGACGTTGACCACGAGGAGCACCCGCTGCTTGTACTTCGCATAGGACCCCCGGATTCCCTCAAGGTTGTTCTCCGGGTGAAGGCGAACGTTTGAGGGGTCCTCAATCAGCACCGAGAGCGGTACGGCGTGAAGGCGAACCCTTCCCTGAATGTGCTCGAGTTCCTTGGCGTCATACCAGTCGTCCCCGAGGTCTTGTCTGACGTGGTAGCTGTCTGGGTCGAACTTAGTCACTTGGAGCTCCTCTGGTTTGGTCACGATACTCGGTCGGGCTCAAGGGCGCCGCCTCTTGAATACGGAGGTGATCTTCGGCGCAACGCCTGGCGGTAGCGGCTCAGGCTTCGGCTTCGGCTTCGGCTTCGGCTTCGGTGGCGCCGGTCTCGTTGCGCGGGCGCTGTCGAACGCCTTGCGAAGCTCCCTGACTGACTTGGTCGCTGCGCGGGCTGCTGGACCAAGACCGCTCATGAACGTGTCGCCCTTGACCTCGACGTAGCCCTTCCGAAGCTTTGACTTGACCAGCTTGGCAATCTCCAGCTGCGCACGGATCGTTGACCCCTCGTCCTTCTCTATGAGCCTTCCCTCGGTCCCGATTGGTCCGTAGCGAACGACGCGAACCGAACCGTTTCGCAGGACCTCCCAGAACTTGTTTGACCCGCCCCGGGTGCATTCGAATCGCCTCACGTTGCTACGCTCCTTCAGCGGTGGACCAGCCCTCGGGTCTCCGAAGGGCGAACCCGACGGAGCGCCGGGCGTAGTATTCCGACCGCAGCTGACGCAGAACGTGTCGTCCCTTTGCTGGCTCGTTGCCATGCAGATCCAATAGCGCCGGGACTGTTGCTTGTGCGGGCAAGCGCTCACGACTTCTTCTGCTCAAGGAGCACGAGGTCGGCGCATGCCAAGTGGGCGCGTCTTGTGTTCTTGTCTTTCTCGGAGACCCACTCGTCGCCAGCCGTGACGGGCTTCAGGCAAACCTCACAGCAGCGATATCCCTTCTTCGTCTTCCGCTGCTTCCTGACCACGTTCATATCCGCCTTCAGCGTCCACCGAAGCTTTCGTTCCTCCTCGGCCTTCTCGTTCATTGCTTCCGTGACCAGCGGCTCGGGTGGCTCCTCGCTCGGGCGGTAGCGAACGCACGCGCAGTAGTCCGCGCCGCAGACCGCGTCGGTTTCGTTGTGCTGCTCACGCTTGTGTCCGCAGGCGCACGTCGCAATCACAAGCGGGACCATGGGCCCGCCGAGAACCGTCCCGTGTGGAAGGTGCTCGCCACAGATTAGGCAACCGTCCTTCTCGTTCCACTCGCCGTGACCACAAACGAACCCCGGGCACTCCTCGCAGCGAGCGCACTTCTTCGTCCTGAAGTCGTGCTCCATGCCGACGTGACCGCACTTGCAAACGCGTTCGGCTGGGAGTCCACCGACGCCCTCCGAGCACGGGTGGCAGTTGCAGTCGAGCGGGCACCGGCACGCCTCGTCCTCGTCCCCGGTGTGCTCGCAGACACCCGCGATCGCGCCGAGCGCTGCGTCGAGGTTCGCCTTGCCCTGGTCAAGCTGTGACGTGTCAACGGGCGGAAACCAACCGCGACGACTCGTCGGGTGAAGACTCGGCCCGCACCACTCGCCCGCACGCATGACCGCCTCTATGACCTCGCGGCATGGCGAACACGTGATCCCTGGAAGCTGGTCGCGCAGCTGCTGGTCTCCGTCAAGCGTGTACTTGTAGACGCGCCGCGACGTAGAGGGACACGGCGAACACGCGAACGACTCGGTGCACGGGGGAACCCAAGCACCCGAGCAATGAACAACCTTCTCGGCCTTTTCGATTGCGTCGTCTACCGCCTTGGCTCTTGCCTCCGGTCCTGCTTTCCTGAGCGCCTCCGCGTGCTCGTCGCGCTCGCGTTGCTCCGCTGTCGGTTTGTTCGCGTCGGCGAGCATGGCGTCACCAATGGGGCACAAGAGGTGGTGACCCGAGTTCGGCGCGTCGCTCGACTCGGGGTCCATGCCCTCGCAGACACCACAGGTGAACTCCTCGCCACGCGAGCGAATCGGTTTGACGTCTACCTCGCGCTTGTCCACCGTCGCACCGCACGAGCAGTCCATGGATTTCTCAGCGCCCGACTGAAGCCATACCGTCTCGCAGAGCAAACACTCGTGCCGAAGGACCAGCCCGCCCGTATGAAGCTTGCAGAACACGACTGGGCCGTCGCCTTGGTAGACCAACGCCTCCGAGCACGTCCTAATCCCGCACTCGCCCTCATACCCGGGGTTCGCGGTACAACCTGGGGATCGACAAACGGCACCCTTCTCTTCCTCCGTTTTGACGTTGCCGCACCCGTTGCAGCGGTCAGCGTCCGGTTCCTCGGTCTTCGGGGCTGGCGAAATGACCTTTTGTGTCCCGACCGGCAGTCCTTCGAAGTTCGCAGCTGGAAGCTCGCCTCCGATTGCTTCGCCGACCGACTTGTGACCGCACTCCGCAATGTTATCGGCGGGGCACCCTAGGACCGTGCAGGGCGTCCTGACGCGCTGCTCAAACGAAAGCTTGACGTCGTCGGCGCTTTTCAACTCGCGGCTTGGTAGTCGCCAGAGCTTGTCTCCAATCAGGTAGTCGTCGCCGACCTTCACCGGTCGCAGCTGTTGCCACCAATCGCACGGCATGAGACCACCCGGTGCTTTGATCGGTTCGGCCTGTTCGAACGCGGCAAGCTTCGGGCCCTCCGGTGTTCTCCAGAGGTAGACGGCTGCTCGTTGGTCTTCAAGCCAGTAGTACTCGGGCTCCTGTCCTGCGCGAGCCTTGAGCGCTTCAACGAACGCGACAACCGAGGTGCCGCTCTTTGTGTAACCCGCGACGATCGCTCCGAGTTCGATACCTCTCTGGGCAAGGTAGCTGACTGCTGCCTCCCAGAACTGGACACCGTCCTGGTAGTGCTCGAGGAGCGCTTCTAGCTCCTCGCGTGGATTGGTCATGCCGAGGATTTGCTTAAGCCTCTCCCTGACGTTTGGTGTGGCGGTCACTTGTTCTCCTTCGTGTTTGGTGGTTAGGACATTGGGCGCCCTTGTCGCGGCGCCGCCTCTCGCTTTGGAATTGGTCCGTGTTTCTTCTTAATGCTCTTGAGCTTGACGGTGCATGCCTCTTGGACGAACGAACGAATGCTTGCCTGCGGTTCGGGTCCGCGCTGCAAGTAGACGACCGCGTCTTTGATTCGCTCAATGAACTCCTCGTCTAGATCGACCGGGAGCTTCTTCTTCTTCTTTGCCGCTTCGGCCTTCTTCTTCTTCGGTGTCTTCTTTGTCCGCGTTGCCATGTTTCCCTCCTTGGGTTCGCCGCCCAGCCTAAGCCGGGCGGCGGTGTTGTTCAGATCAGAACGGTAGGTCAAACCCCTCGGTTGCCTTCGACTCGTCGGACTCAGCCGGAGGGTTCGCCTCTGCCGCCTTGAGCGCCGCGAGCTCCTGCGCCTCTCCGAGCAAGACACGCTGCCGGTCGATCAACTTCAGGAGCGAAGACTTGCTCCCGCTGACGGACTGCATGTGCGCCCACGACTTGTCTGCGATATCGGTTGCCCCGACCTCTTTGAGCGCAACGCACAACCGCTCGACCTCGGCGCACTCGGCGCTTGTGTCCTCGGCGACGTCCGTCCTCGTGTTCGGCGCTGTCTGCGGGATTGCCTGGGCTGGTGGTGCCACCTCGGAGAACGCAGCGGTCGCAGAGTTCTTCTCGGCCTTCGGGTCGTCGCACCAACGCTTGACCGCTTCCGCGAGGTCCGCGCCGAGGTGCTGGCTTGACACGTTCTCCAGTCGGTCGTCACGCGTCTTGACCACGTAGCCGGTTCCGCGCTTGCAGAAGACGGCAACGTCATACTCGTAGATCACGTTGCCGTCCTGGTCGGGCATGACGTCACCCAGTCCGTCCTCGGCCTTCTTGTGGCGACTCTCCTTCTTGGCGCGGCACGTCGAGATCACATGCCCGGGATACTCCATGAGCGCCCTGACGAACTGATTGTGCAGCGGTCTTGCCGTGCTCCACCCGTCACCCTTGCCGCGAGTCTGCGCGTTGATTTTGTCAACGATTTGCAGGAGGGCCCGCCACTCGTCCGTGATCCCGTCGAGCACGACGATTTCGATTCCAGCCTGCTTGCAGACCTCAAGGGCCCGGCAGAAAGACTCGGGTCCGCGTGACCCGTCCTCCATGAGCATGACTTGGAACCCGCCGATCGTGAGACCTTGCCGAAGGCACCGGTTGCAGTTGCACGGGCGGTCGGCATACTTCTCTGCCGAGCCGGTGCCGCCGTCTTTCCTGTCTGCGCTCTCGACCGTTTCGGTGTCGAGCACCGCGATCTTTGACACGGGTATTCCGTAGAGCTTTGCGAGGTGGTGAGCTAGCGCGAGAGCGCCGTAGGTCTTGCCCGAACCGGACTCCCCAAAGAAGAGGAGGCGGCCCCAGATTTTCCCGCGTCGTGCGGGTCGTAGTGTGAATTCCATGTTGACTCCTTCAGTGTAGTCAATAGGTGGTAACGGTGTAAACGGAACGTATAGAACGGGTCGGACACCCGACCCGGGTGGTGATTCATTCGTCAGTAGCGCGGGCAATGCCGGTGCAACGACCGGCTTGCTCGCCAAACTCTTCGGTGAGGTCTCGACCGCACGGCTTCCCCGGTGCTTCGTGCTCGGGGACGTCAACGACCTCCCCGCACTTGTCGCAAGCTGTCACGCCTTGCCGTCCTTGTTGCACACCGGGCACTGCCACGAGCGCGGCTCTAGGTCGGGTCGAGCGTTGGGACTGAGCGCTTGCATTCCAGGTGTCTCGGTGATCCAGCCTTTGAAGCACCTCGGGTAGCTGCAGGTCTCCCTCTCCTCTGGCAACTTCCCGTCTGGCGAGTTCCACCGCTTGTGGAACTCGTCCCAGACCTCCGGGAAAGACCGTCGGAGAATGTGCGCGTTGCTACTGTCGGCCTGCCGCATAGCAGCCATGATCAAACCGTAGAACGGCGGCGTCGGGTCCAGCGCGTAAAGCTCACGACTGACCTTGTATTCGTGAAGGCTCATATCAGTCCCCCGAGTCCGAACCGTCTTGCGCGATCTGCCTTGCTCTTTTCCGTGTCGTAGCTTCGGAGCGTCGCGAGTAGCCACCGTGAGGTCTCGTCGCTCAATCCTTCAAGCTCGGCCTGGACGCTTTGACGCTGACCGCCACGCGTTCGCGCAGCTGCTCCCTTGAGGGCCCGGGTGACGTCGCGGTGCGGTCGCCGCAGTTCGTCTCCACGCGCCGCGATCAACGCGACAGCGAGACGGTCGAGTCCGTGAAAGCAGTTGTCGCAAGCGCACCCGTCGGTCCTGCCTGGGCAAGTAAGACCGGCCTCGGCACACGAGCACCCGTCTGGATTCTGCGGGTGGTGATTGCAAAGGTAGGCGCGAGGCTCAAAGACAATCATGCCTGCTCCTCGTCGTCGTGCTCGGCGTAGTGCCCGCAGCCCGTGCACGGCTCCTCGTGGTCGCACGGTTGCCGGGCTTGCTTGTCCGGTTTGTCGAGCGGCGCGAACCGCGCCTCCATTTCTTGCTCGTAAGCCTCTGCCGGGTCTGCCGGGTAAATACTCATGCCGTGTCCCTCGGTGTTCTTTTCTTGAGTCCTTTTCGAAATCGATCGCAGTGCCCAACGAGGCACCGCAGCGTTGCTTCCATTTCCTGTGTCGTTGACCCCTGCTCCATTGCCTTGAGCGCGAACCCTCGGAGGTATTCGTTGAGGTCCTGGTCGGTCACGACGAGGGAGTCAACGCAACCTCGTCGCGGCCCGAACCTTTCGTGTGCCTGTTTCATGCCGGGGTGAACCGCGTGAACGTCTTCTCAAAGCGAAGTCTGACCATGCCGGTTGGACCGTTCCTGTTCTTCGCCACGTTCAGGAGCGCAAGCTCGTTGAGTTCAGGCTTGTCGGGGAAGTAGTACTCGGGTCGGTGAAGCAGCATGATCACGTCGGCGTCTTGCTCGACCTGCCCGCTGTCTCGTAGGTCGGCCATGATCGGTTTCTTGTCGCTCCGGTCCTCGACCTTCCGGTTCAACTGCGCGAGCACGCACAGGTGAATGTTCAGTTGCCTGGCGTAGCGCTTGAGCATGATTGAGACCTCCGTGATTTCTGCGTAGCGACCACCGCCCCGTGTGTTCTCCGTTCCCGAGAGCAGCTGCATGTAATCGACGAAGACGATTCGGCATTGGTGCCGCTGGACCATTCGCTCAAGCACGCGTCCGAGGTCCCGCACCGAAGCGACCACGCCGTCGAAGACGCCCAGGCGTTCGCCGGTCTGTTCAAGCCACATGATCCCGTCGACGGTCCTGCCGTATTCCTGTTTCGCTGTCTCGCTGTCGAAGCGACCCGGTTCGGTCTCGCCGAAGACCCCGCGTCGAATCTTGGTCGTGTCCACGCCGCCGAACGAACCGGTCGCGTTGCACGCCAGCTGGAGGCGATCCATTTCCAAGCTCGCGATCCCGACGCGCTCGTTCCGGTTGAGCATTGCGGCTGCGAGGCAAAGCGCGAGGCTCGTCTTTCCCATGCTCGGTCGCGCTGCAAGGATCGACATTTCGCGGGGCCTGAAACACTGGACGACTTCGTCAAGGTCTCGCCAGCCCGACACGACACCCGGGTCACGGTTGGGATCGTTGACGTGGTCCAGCAGTTCCTTCGCGAGCACGTCCCCGGAGTAAATCTTCTGACTTGCCCGGTCGGCGGTCACGGCGAAGAGGAGCTCATGCGCCTTGTCGAATGTGTCGGCGACCTTCCCATTGCTCCAGCCAAGCTCAACGATCCTCGCGCCGGCTTCGATCAGTTGCCTCTTCCGCGAGAGGGCCATAACGATCTTCGCGTAGTAGTTCACCTGCGCAGCGGTCGGGACGGTGTCTACCTCAAGCACGACGAGGTCGGTCTTTTGGTCGTCGCTCAGTGCCGAGCCTTGCCGCTCCATGTCGTTCGTGACCGCAAGGGCGTCCACGGGAATCCGCCGCTCACGAAGAGAGGCCATGCTTCCCCAGACTGCCGAGAGCCAGGGGCTGTAGAAATCTTTCGGGGCGAGCGGGGTCTCGAGTTCGTCCAGCCCCTTGTATCGATCGAAGCATGCAGCGAGCACGTTTCGTTCGGCGTCTTTGTTGTTCGGTGGCGTTCGTCGGAGGAGCGGGTTAGGTGCCTCTCCTGTTGTCCATGATTCCATTGGGGTCCTTCAGTTGAGTTGGCGTCGGCTTGTTCCAGTTGGTCGGCGTGTACAGCGGGCGGGTCGAGGGCGGCGGTATCGAGAGACTCGCTGTCGCGTCCTCCTCGACCTCTTCACCCCAACCGCCTTCGCTGAGCCATGTGCGAAGGCCGCGGCGGAATAATTCCGGGTGACGCTTCGCCAGGACGGCGGCACCCTTTGCGCCGTCGAGAATCGCTGGGAAATCGTCGACCCCGACGGACCCTTTGGTGATCAGTTCCTTTAGCCACTTCTCGATCGCGAGCGGTTGCGGGACCACCCGTGGGGCGCCCCTATTGGTCGGGTGCGGGTAGATCGCCCTAAGTCCATTGATCAGGTCTGAGCTTGACAGCGAGGGAGCGCCTGTACGGCCCTGTTTCCCGGTTGACCGCGTCCCAGGACGGATCTGCTGCGAACGTGCCGTCTGCGCTACCGCTCGCAGCGTCCGGGGGTCTCCTGGTCGCGGGACGCTGGAGGGTGGCGGCTCAACATGGATTGGGAGGGTCTCGCTTGAGCTAGGCTCAGCTGAACCTAGCTCAAGTGTCCCCCTAGTTACTGTCTGGTTCATAATAAGGTGGTCGCCCGAACCTAGCTCAAGTGAGCCGCGATTAGGTTCGGTTGAACGTGCTTCAGTTGAACGTGCTTCAGTTGAACTACGCTCAACTGACAGCGTGTAGAGGTGCCGCCTCCAGTCTTTGCCAGGGCGACGCGTTATCGAGATCCACCCGGTCTTCTTCGCAAGCTTGAGGTGCTTGGAGACCGACGCTTCGGACAGGCCGGTTTCGATCGCGAGCAGGTCGAGGCCCGGGTAGCACGACCCGTCGTCGCGGCTCATTCGTAGCGAGAGCACGAGCAAGACCAAACGCGTCGTCGAAGACGCGGGACCAGCTGGTGAAGCGACTGCTCGTCGCCAGGCAAACAAATCGACTGTCACGGTTCCCCGGTTTGTCGTCACCCGTTTGCTACAAGAGAGTCGTGCCGGTGACGTGTGGCGCGTCTCTTGGTACTCCTTCAGTTGGGAGCGACCCCTGGGCTAACCAGGGGTCGCTTGCTGTTGTACAGACTCGCTCCAACAAACCCAGCGAAATAGAGGTTGGGAGTAACTGGATTGCCCGGTGTAAACGGGCTGTGGAGTTGCACCTATCGCTGGCGACTTATTGTGGAGTCGTTGTCGGAATCGCGAGCGGTGTTTCGCTCGTGCAAGATCCGGAGCGCTACTGGCTCGTCGGTCGGCCAGACGTCCATGACGCCCTCGCAGTCGGGGCAGGGTTCGGTCCTTCGCTTCGCGTTTGGTCGGTTCAGGCTGAAACCGTTCCGACCGCACTCGCGACACGACCACCGTTCAGCGGGTGGTAAATCCTCCGGGTTGATCCGGTCGAGAATCCCAGCGCTGCTCACTGTGGCTTCTTCCCGTGCAGCGACGACCAACGAGTGTCGAGGAAGCAACCGCCCGAGCTACAGCTTCGGAGACCGCACGGCTCCCCGTCCCACTTGCAGCGCGGCGAGGTGCGCCGCTGCATTTGCCGCGCCATGAGTTTCCCAACGGCCATATCCAGCGCGAGCGTTCCCTCAAAGGTTTCCTCGTCATACTGCCCAACGCGGATCGAATACTTGACGCGCTCGACGAGGTCGTCTCGCGGCTCAAGCTGCTCGACCGCGTGACCGATCTTGCGGGCTTCAAGCATGCACTCGGCACACAGTAGTTCCTCGGTGGGCGCGGGCCCGGTCTTCGACTTCGCTTTGGCGATCCGACCCACGGCTGGGCGGTCGCATTCCTGACAGGCTTTGATCATTGGGTTCTCCTTCGGTTGGGTGTAGACACCTATCGGTCGTTGCGTGGCGAGACCTTTAGGGGTTTCAAATTTTATTTGTGAGCACCCGCCCGCACGGCGCAGGCGGGTGCTCGCGTGCTACCGCTCGTTGATACCCGGGTTTCTCTCGGCGTCGGTCAGGCACCCGTCGCCGCAGTCTTCGCCGGTCGAGATCCAGCCCGCGCCCTCGCGAGTGATCAGTCCGTCGCGCTCCAGGGCGACGAGTGCCTCCTGAAAGTCCAACGCGTCAAAGATTTGAGGCACGGAGCTTTCCTCGACGCGCTTGAGCAGGGCGTCCTTGATTGCTTCCAGTCCGCTCATTCGACGTCCCACGCCTTGTGCTGCTGGACCGAGAGTCTCCAAGCGGGGTTCTCCTTGCACCAATTGATCGCGCACCAAAGGTTCGAAGAGGAGTCGGAGTCCTGCGGTGCCCAAGCAGGCGAAGCGAACCGGTGAAGCTCGGCGGCATGCCGAGATTCAATCCCGCGATCGTCTGGCGGGTTCCCAGGCGACACGACGCAGCGGACCTCGTCTGCTCGGCGAAGCCGAGTCGGCCCCTTCGGCGAACACGAAATCCAATCAGCCGCGTCAAGCACCTCGTCGCCAGACGTTCCGTTCGTCTCGACCGCCGTGTACCAGCCGTCACCACGAAGCGCGTAGAGCAGTTCGCGGTCAAGCTGAAGCGTCGGTTCCCCGCCGCTAATCACGACAGCCCGATTCGCGTGAGGGCGGCTCCCCCAAAGCACGGCCAAGGTTCGAAGGATCTCGGGAATGCCGAGGCGCTCCCCGCCCTTGAAGTCGGTGTCGCACATAAACCCGACGTCAATCTCAAGGCCCTCCATTTTGCGGTCGAGTTCCTCGGCGTCGACGCACTGAAGGTTGCAGCCCGCGAACCGCAAGAACAGCGTCACGGTTCCGGCGCGGTGCCCTTCGCCCTGAAGCGTCGGTCCGAAAATCTTCTTCACCGAATAGGTCTTCACGACTGTCTCGCATTCATTGTGAGTCCCAGTGCCTCGGCAAGCTTCGGGTAGATACTCTCCTCGGCGAGCTTTGCGGCGAACTCGCATGCGTCCCCCGAAGGGTGGTAGATCGGCGAGTAGTTGATCTCAAGGCCAAGGCCCAGGCTGTATCGCTCCTCTAGCTCGTCGGACTTTGACCACAGGTAGGGAGGCGGCCGCCGGCCAGGCCAGCTATGCCCTTCGAACTTTGCTCGAGCAGGCCACGTCGAGGTTGTCGGGTCAACGATCGTTCCCGACCCGTCGCTGTGCCGCAAAGCGAGCCAGCAATGAAGCTCGGGCATGAGCTCGCGAACCGTTCCGGTCTCCTCGCAGTAGGCTTCCCGCTTAACGCGTTTCTCACCCTGCCACTCAAAGCCGAACAACGGTGCGTCGGCGTCCTTGTGAGGGTCGGTCTCTGGCGTATGCCTCGGCCAGTAACACGTCCCGGCTTGAAGCATGAACTGCAACCCGTGTCGCTTTGCTCCAAGCAGCTGGAGCGCGGCTGCGTGAAACAAACAGTCGAAGCCTGGCTTGACTGACTCGCTCCAGACGCTCGCGTAGAGAATGAGCGCGTCCTTCACGAGCTTGCGCTGCTTCGTTCGCGAGAGCACTTGGTCGTTCAACTCGTTCGCGGCAGCTGCGGGGCGTTGCCCGATCACCGCTCGCCTCCGAACCCTCGCGTTGAATTGCTTCTTGCCGCTCATAGCGAAGCCTCGGCTTTGCAGTTCGGCGTCTCCCAGACAAGAACCTTCACGACGTCAACGCCCGCGCCAGCGAGTAGGTCTGGGCAAATCACGTCGAGAAGATAGCTCGCCATGTTCTCGGCGGTCGGGTTGCACGGCATGAGGTAGAGCTTTTGAAGAGTCCCAACCTCATTCCGACCAGGGCGCGGCACGACCTCAAGGCGACCGACTGCTTTCGCGAGCGGGTCAACGTCGTTCATGATCATTCCGTGGTCCCACTTCTCGTCCAGCCAGCCGCCGATCTTTTCCTTGAGCACGCTGAAGTCGATCGTGCGACCGACCTCGTCTAGCTCGTCCGCTTGTGCAGTCACCTCGACAACGTAGCGGTGACCGTGGAGGTGAGCGCACTTGCTCTCGTGCTTGTAGACCCGGTGGCCCGCGTCGAACTCCAGCTTCCTCGTGCAAGTAACTTTCGTGTCCTTCATGCCCTCTTCTCCTTGGCTTTCTGTTCCGCGCTCGCGGTTGCGAGCCGCTCCTTGTGGAGCTCGATCATTAGTTCCTCACCATACGTACTCTTCCTGCCGACCCGCGAGAGAACGTTTCGGATCTCAAGCAACTCGGTGCCGACGCCGGGCTCGCTCTCGCGCAACTCCAACTCGGCTTCCTTCTTCAACGCAGCTGCACGCACTCGCGCTCGCTGCTCCTCTTCAATCAAAACTCGTTTCATGGCGCTCCTTCAGTTTGGTTGTTGGTTAGTAGGTCCCGACCGTCAGCGAGTCGGCGTCCGAGAGGTCAGTTCCGTCGCCGGCCTGCCAAAGATCGCACGCAAGTATCCTGAGCGCGAAGGTGAAATCGCACTCGTAGACCTCCTCGCCGTCTTCGAAGAACGTGACCTTGAGGTCCGTGACCCTCGGACCGCTGTGCCCCATGCCGGTTTGCCTCCTCACGCGCTCGATCTCGTTGGCGACGTAGTCCGGGAGGACGGTCCCAAGTTCCTCAAGCAGCGCGTCTCGGTTGTTCAGTTTCATAGGGGCAACTCCATGAGTTCTTCTTTGCTGCAAGCGCAGCGGATTGTGAGCGTTACCTTGCCGTCGTGACCAACGCGTTTCGCGAACGCCGGGGCCCCAGTAACGAAGATCAGAAACGTAGCCAAGTCAGGGAAGTCAATCTCAAGCGGTAGGTCGGGGAAGTCCCTGTGAGTAAGAAGGCCGGTGACCAGGCACGAGGGGCCGGTCATGCTTTCGAAGAATTCTTCAGGCGTCATGGTCATGCGGCGCACTCGCCGCCACCGCAAAGCCCAGTCAGGAACGTGGTGAGTTCGTCGCACCAACTGCAAGGCGCCGCTGCGCTGCGAACAAGGATAGACCAGAAGGCGTCCTGCGATTCGTCCTGGTCGAGCGTGGCAAGGTTCGCGACGTCCAAGACGAGGTGCCTTATCGAAAGCCTCACGACGCGACCGGTCCCTGCGACCCTGTCGAACTCCTTCTTTGCGCTGCGCTCCGCGTCCTCCATTCGCGCAGCACCAGAGAGTCGGAGGTCACCCGACGAACCGCTCCACGGGTGCCACGCCCCGTCGCGCCAAACGTTGACGCGCCAAGCGACTTCGGTGTCAGCGCTCATTGCGTATACCTCGGCGCGATCAGAACAAGGTTGTTCGGTGTCGCGTTCTCGTAGCAGTGCTCCCAGCCGTCCTCGTTAATGTCCTGGCCAGGCATGGGAATGAACGCGTAGCGATTGTCGGCCAAGCACCACGCACGCAGACGCGTCAGCAGGGTCCAGTCGGCAATCGTGCGGTAGTCCCTGTGCCGAACGTCGAGTCGGTCGGCGACTTCGCCTTCGCCGAGCCTGACGGCTTGCACCGAGAAGCGCCACTGACCGTCAGGTGTCGAGGCTCGGAGGATGTACTTGTCCAGAAGTTCGCTGGTCGCAGCCGTGGGAGGCGCTCCAGGGAGGCCGTTATCGAGGACAGGGTTCCCCGCCCTAGTCTCAAGCATTTCCTTTAGCAGCCCGATAGGCGGCACCCTGGGCGGGTGTCGCTGGACCTCGTCCTGAAGCGCTTCAAATAACGGTCGCTGGTTGTCCGGCGTGTTGTTCCTGGCGAACTCCCAACGCGTGATCCCCGTAGCCGGACGCCACTGGCGAACCGGCACCGTGACCTTCGGCTTGTGCCAGTCGAACAGGCGCGTCGCTTGAGGTTTGAGCATGACCCGCATTGACCCGTCGGGCTGGTGCCGACAAATCTCCGTGCCGTCTCTGGCGAGCTTGGTGAAGTGTTTCGCTGCGCCATTCATAGTGCGACTCGCTCCATGATGTACGACACCGTGCCACCGGACGAAATGATCCCTCGGTTGTCGTCCAGGACCTTGTCGAGCGGTAGGCCCAGGCTCTCAACACCGACGCTGCCGTTCGTGCAGACGTAGAGGTATGGTCGCTCGTTCTCGTTCTCGCTCAGCGGCTCCCCGTCGAAGTAGACAGCTGCGTAGGCGACACCGCTCCAGTAGGCGTTCGCGAAACCCCGGTCTGACTTGTAGACCCGGAGCGACACCTCGCCCAGATGGTTGTCACCACCAATGTCCTTCAGCGTCACGGTCGAGAAAGGAAGCGACATAATCGAGGCGAGTTCGTCGCGAGCTAGGTCGGGCAGCACGTCAATCGGAATGCTCAGCGACTCGACGTAGTGGTTCACGCGTTCGCGCAGCGATACCCGCTGGCTCTCGTCAGCCGACAAGGCGCAGAGGCCGAGGTAGTCTTCGCGCTCGGGGTCGTCAGCGGTGAAGACACCCGGGCCAGCGTAGTGAGCCAGCGCGACCTTCTCGCTGACGCTTCCTCGCTCAAGGTACTGGAGGCTCGCGGGGTCTGCGCCGCCGCTCATGAGTCGCGAGGCAAGCATGGCCTCGTCGCCCTCAAGACCAAGCGCGACAGACGCGGCTCGCGCCTGGTCGTTGGTGAGGAGTTTCTTCTGACGGGCGTCTTCGATCATTGCGCGGAGCTCGGCGAGAGCTTCGGGCTTGGTGGCGGTTTCAGTCATACGGTTCGTCCCTCCTTGGGACAGCAGTTGCAGTGGTGTTTGATCCAGTTGGGCCCGGGACGAACGTAGTCCCAGGTGAGTCCGACGGCGTCGCGTTCGTGAAGGCACTCGGCGACAGCTGGCGGCAAGAGAGTATCCGGGTCCTGACCGACAGGAACCCAGAAGTGAAAGTGAGCCCCATGGGGCCCCGCCAACGTAGCGTCGGCGAGGACCCCTGCGAACACGTCAGGGAACGGCGTGTCGCGGTAGTCACGAAAGGCGTGGCGAAGGTCGGCGTAAGAGGTCACGCTTGCCGCGCCTCCCATGCGCGGACAAGCGCCGCACGGGCAAGGTCCGCGCTCGTCGCACCTTGCCCCGCCTGGACGTCCCGTGGGACGTAGGAGAAGCCGCACTTGCAGCACTGGACTTGGTCTATGTCCACGTCCCACTCGGCGTCGCAGAGGCACGCAGGCTTAGGCTGCGTCCCCGGCACCGGTCTCCTCCTTCGTGGGGCCGACGTTGCGGTTGGTCTTCTCGGGTGCGGTCACGACGACCTTGCCACCCTTCGCGGCACGCGGGCTCTTCTTGGTGAGGTTGACCTTGACCGCGACCGCAGCGATCGAACGCTTGAGCCCCTTCCGGTCGAGGGCGAACGCGTCGGACGGGTCGAGCTTCGCGAACGCGATCAGGGTCTTGATCTCCTTCGCGGTCTCGCGGTCGAGCACGGGGCAAGTCGCGAGCTTCGCTAGCAAGTCGAGACCACCGGGGTCTGCCTTGCCCTTGCGCCCGAGCGGGACGTCTTGCAGCTGGCGCTTCACGCGCTCGCCCCACTCGACAAGCTCAGCCGGTGGGCGCTCCTCGTCGGTGGTCGTGATCTCCCACTCCGACACGCCAGCCGTGAGACCCGGCTTCACCTCAAGCTTCGTCAGTAGCTCGCGACCCGCACCCGTCTTCGGGATCAGGTAGAAGCCGTCTCCCATTGGCGCGGTCATGAACTGACGGCGGAACTCCTCGCGAACCCTCGCCTGCTCACGCTGCATTTCTTTCGTGTGCTCGTGGGCCTCCTTGCTAATGAAGTGAGACCCGACGCCGCGAATCAATCCGCCCGCCTCCGTTTCGGTCGGGAGCTCCTCGAGGCCGAGGTCCAACGCCTTGTTCGATTTCACTCCTCGGGCAAAGCTCATGTGTAGCCTGCCGACGATAAGAACGGTTCTCTCGTTTGGGTTTGTCATTAGTGTTCTCCGTGAAGGTGGTTGTGCTTGGTCGTCGTGGTCGTGCCGTCGTTGTTCAAGTAGGTGTGGACGTGGTCGCCGATATGCCGCTCCTCGACGTCGCCGAGCGCGTCGGAGATTTTGAGGGTGAGGTCTTCCAGCGCAGCTGCGTCTGACTTCTGCCTACGCCCCTCGGGTAGCCTGATCGTTGCCTTGCCGTCAACGACCTCGATAGTGAAATTGATTTGTGCCATGGCTTTCCTTCCTTACCTGTTCACGGAGACGTTGAGCTTGTTGCCGACGCGGCGAATGATCGCGCCAGGCGAGAGGCGTTGGACGGTGGCAATGCTCGTGAGCACTCCCGCCTCGTCCAGAACGCGCTTTGCGTCCAGGCGGGTGAGGTCTCCCTCGACGGGAAGCCCGAGGTTGACCCGAGCCCTCTTGTTGATCTCGGTGTCGGGGACTTTGATTTTGACGAGTGTGTAGCAGGCCATGCCTTGCTCCTTAGACGCTTGCGCCGCGACGGCGACGACGAGGGGTTGAGGTGACGACGGACAGTGGTGCGGTGGCAAGGCGAGCGCGGCCGCTCGTTGCCCATTTGCGAAGCGCTGTGATTTCCTTCTCCATGGTCTTGCTGATCGGGCTCGTGTTCTTGAGCGCCTCCTCAACGTCGCCGACCTTGAGCTTGCGTGCCTTGTCGGCGAACGCGGTGAACAGTCCGTCGATCACAGCTTGCTCAAGCTCCGCACCGGAGTAACCTTCCGACGCTTTGACGAGGCGTGTAACCTCCGACTTGGTGAGCTTGCGGTCGCGCCGCGCCAAGTGAATGCCCAGGATCGTTTCGCGCTCCTCGACGTTCGGTAGGTCAACGAAGAAGATTTCGTCGAAGCGCCCCTTGCGCAGAAGCTCGGGCGGGAGGTTCTCAATCTTGTTCGCCGTCGCGACGACGAATACCGGGGCGGTCTTCTCTTGAAGCCACGTCAACAGTGTCCCGAACACGCGTTGCCCAACGCCCGAGTCGCCACCGCCGCCACTGGACCCCGCGAGCCCCTTCTCAATCTCGTCAACCCAGAGGACGGCAGGGGCGCACGCCTCGGCGGCTGCGAGCGCCGCTCTGATCTGTTGCTCGCTCTGACCGACCAGGCTCCCCATGACCTTGCCTATGTCCAGGCGAATGAGCGGCAGGCCCCACGAGCGGGCAATCTCCTTCGCGCTCAAGCTCTTGCCGCACCCGGGAATACCGACGCACAAGACACCCTTCGGCTCGGGCAGTCCGAACGCACGAGCCTTCGCCGAGTTGAACGATTCGCAGCGCGGCTTCAGCCAGCCCTTGAAGACGTCCAGGCCACCGACTTCCGCAGCTGCTTCGTTCTCAAAACTGATCGCGCCCTTGAGTTGCTCCGTGACCTTGATTGCCTTTTGCTTTCGCAGCCAGGCAACGTCGAGCAGTTCGTTCTCGACCCAGCACAGGTTGAACAACCGGTTCGCCTGGTGACGGTCGAGGCCCGCGACAGCGCTCGCGATCGAATAGCGGCGCTCGGGTTTCTCGTCGCCCTCGCGCTGCTCAAGGAAGTCGGCAAGCTCCTCAAGCAACTCGTCGACGGTTGGGAGCGTCGGGGTCACCAACTCGCAGTCACCGTAGAGCAAGTCGGGGATCTCGGTCTTCGGGTTCTCGATAAGAACGAGTCGCGAGAACCCTTCACCTTGCCGCTGCTGCAAAGCGATCTCGCGAATGAGCCTGACCGCAGCTGGGTTCTGCCCGTAGACCGAAAGCATATCGGCCATGACAACGACGTCGGGGCGTTGCGAGCTCAACGTGTCGAGGGTCGTGTTTGCTTCCGGGTCAGCCGCAGACATAAACGCTCGCTCCTCCCACGTCTTCCCGTTCTCGATATCGGTTCGCTCGAGAGCCTCGGCGAACGGTCGCGCCGCGTCGATCGCTGCGCTCCTTGCTAGTTCCTCGTCAGCGTCTTGCACGATCACGACGAACGAGCAGCTGAGTCTGTTTGCGATTTCCTGGGCCAAAGACATTGGGACCTCCTGGGTCACTTCGGTTACGTGTCACGCCGGCCAACGTGGTCGGCGCGTGTGTAAGGCGGGAGCAGCTGACGTCTTCCACCACAGTCAGCTGCTCCCTGGAGTCGACCTAGAACAACCAGGTCTATGAGAGCGAGGGGAGTTGCACCTCTCGCCGCCACCGGGCGGGCTCGGCCTAACGCCGACGCTCTCTTGCGCGTTGCTCGCGAGCGAGGATCTTTCGCTCCTCGCGAGCGCAGCGCCACACTAGGAGCGCGAGGGCTCCTAGTGCGAACGCCACGGCTCCGATCAACCGTTCGCCTTCACAGCGACCTTGCGCACCTCGACCAGCAGGATCTGACGAACGACCTCAGCCCACTCGGTGTCCTTGAAGGACGCCTTGGTCTCACCGGTCTTCGCCGCGACGAGGTCGAGCAACTCAGGCGCCTTCATGGCGGTCAGCTTCTCGCCGCGCTTGATCCACTTCGCGTCGGTCTTCAGGATCTCCTCGGAGGTCTTCAACACGTTCGCCTCGACGAGTCCCTCGCGGGCCTCGGCGAGTTGCTTCTCCAAGCGCTCGATCTTGGCGGTCAAACGGTCAACCGCCTTCTCGCCACTCGTGCGACGCGGCGAGTTCGTGCGGGTCAACTCAAACACCTCAAAGCCCTTCGGGTTCCTGCGCAGCCCGTCGATCGTCGCGAACTCACCCTTGCTGTTCTTGTAGAGGAAGAGTTGCCACGGCGAGTTCCTCACGTTGAGCAAAGTCTGCATGGCCTTGGCTGGCGAGCACTCGCCGTCCATGTCGTCCATGACGACCTTGCCGTTCACGAGCAGCTTGCCCTTGAACTCCTTCTCGCCGCGCTTGAGAAACACGTTCACCGGCTTGGTGATCGTGAGCGTGGACTCCTTCGTCGCCTTGGACCGTCCGCTCTTCTTGGTCTTGCCCTTGGCCTTCTTCAACGTCGCGCTTGCGACCTCGGCGAACCGCTCGCGGCGCTTCGCCTTGGACACCTTCTCGCCAAGCAGTTCGAACAAGAGCTTGAGCGCGTCGTTGGGCTTGGTGCCCTTCTCGGTGACACCCTCTGCGAGCAACGTACACAGCTGGCGCGTGAGCTTGTCGCGGTTCATTCCGACGATCGCGCTGAACGGGATCTCGGGTAGCAACGCAGCCGCGACGTTCCTGAGTTCACCAGCCGTGAGGTCAGTCAGTGTCTTGGGCTCGTTCTTGTCGGCGGTCTTGTCGGCGGTCTTGGTCTTGGTGGCGGTAGTCATTTGAATCTCCAGTAAAAGTAAAAGTGAAAGTGACCAGTCTCTTCATAGCCGGGTAGGTCAGGTCCCGACGACGTTCCCCCGTGGGAACGTTTCGACTAGCGCCGACCGTGGAAGGCGCAGAGCGAAGGGTGGTGATCGCACGAGCAGTCAGCGAGCGTTGCGTGCGACCGGTAGGTCACCGAGGTCACAGGCACGGGCTGCGCAACCGGCACGTCAGGCAACGCGGTCTGAACGTAGAGCGCGAGGTCCGAGGCAATGACGTCAGGTTCCCATTGCTCCCAAACGTCCTCGCCGTCTTGGTGCTCCTGCTCGTCAACAGCTTCAAGCAGCAACTCGACGACGCGCTTCACAGCTGCACCCTTCGGACTCGACGCGAGTGCGTGTAGCTCAAGCGAGTTCATGGTCTCTTCGAACGCCGACAAGACCGGCGCCCGCGTGAACTCTTCTGGCTCGTCGTCGTCGGGGTCGCTTGCGCCCATAACGAACGTCAGCTTCCCTCCCGTGGTCAGGAACTCCACGCCGACCTCGATAACGTAGGTCCTCCACAGCGCGGGGCCGGGCGTCAACATGAGCCACTCGTGGTCCTCGCGTGGCGCGTGGTCGGCGGCGTCACCCGGGTAGTTCGACCCGTCGTAGTCACCCGCCCCGTAGCGGGCGTCCATGATTGCCTTGACCAGTGCTTCGCGTGTTCGCTTCGTGCCGATCATGCAGCACCTCCTTTGCGTTCGTTGTCAATTAGTCGGGTCGGTACTCGGTCGGGGTCGTAGCCAGCGAGGTCGATCATTCGCCAGCAGCCGGCGCACGGTCGCCACAGCAGGAGGCGAACGCCCCCGTCGTCGAAGGTCACCTTGAGCACGTCGTCTCCGTAGCTCGTCGGTTCAAGCTTGCAGTCGTCGCGCTCCCAATCGAAGCGGGCAATGTGCATGCGCTCGCGCTCGCGCCGTGCTGCCTTGCTCGACCGACTCATGCCGTCACGTCCGGTCTTTGAATCCTGGCCCAGAGCACATGAAAGGGAACGTCGGTGAGCGACTCGACGCAACCGTTGAACGGCTCGTTGCGGAAGTCTTCGCTCCCGTGTTCCTTCAGCGCGTGAAGCAGGACCGCCTCGGTCACGCCCGGGACAGCCAGGACCTCTCGCAGGACCTCGCAGGCAAGGTCGCTTGCGTCGTCGTTGTCGCCGATCATTTGCTTGACGAGGTCGCTCACGCGACACCTTCCTTCGTGGCGAACATTACGACGACGAGTTTGGCGAGCTTGGACTTGAGTCGCGTCCTGCACTGACTCGCGTTCTCAAGGTTGGCGTGGTCCCAACGAACCCGGTCCTGCGCCAGGAAACCTTTGCCGTAGGTCACGCCGATTCGGTTGAGCTCCAAGCTCACGTCAATACCTTCGTTCGTCGCGGGGTTCGTGAACAACGACACCGAGTAACCGGTGACCCGGTTCACGCGCTCGCAGCTGGTCCGGTTCGTGTTGATTGCCTCGGGGTTCCACGTCCCGATCACTTCGCCGTTGAAGACCACGTCTCCCTCGGGGCATTGCTCAAGGTCGTTACCGTCGAGCTTCGCGAACTTGAGCTTGCTGAAGACTCGCCCTTGGTCGAGCGCCCAAGTCTCAACGCCGCGCTTCGCGCTCTTGCGCCCGTCGCTCGTGAGCGACCAGGCGTCGCATGCGCCGTGGACATAACCAGGGTCGACCTCGACGAGTCCGAGCGCGACAAGCTTGCGAACACGCGAGCGCGTCCCGGATACCGAAAGGCTCAGCGACTCGGCAAGCTCGTAGGCGTCGCACATGCCGTTCGCGTGGATTGCCTGTAGCGTCTCGACTTGTTTCTTTGAAAGGTTCACGGGGTCAACTCCTTGTTGGTTTGAAAGGCGTGGTGGAAGAATGCCGTTGACCGACGGCGGGCGGGTGGATTCGATCCACAGC